CGCTGCATCCACTACCTCATCTCGCAATCCCCAAGCAGATGCTTCTACACAAATCAATTCAATTTGTTGTAAATCTCCTAATGTTAGTTCCATATTAATAAGATTTTATGTTTTCTTCGTGACGAGTTTCGTGTTTACCACTACCACTTGTTTGTGTTGTTATAGTTTCACCTCTACTTGTAAAATAATGATAATGCGGTGCATCATAAAAACGATACATTTTTACACCATCTTTCTCAAAAAGGTATTCTACCTCAAACCCATCATCTTTACCCAATCGTTCTTTTGACATTGGGTCATTTGAACAAGCTCCGAAAATCATAGCACCTAGTACTATGATAATCGTATAAAATGTTAGTATCCGTTTCATATTACCAAGATGAAGAGTAATAGTAGTCAGCACTCGTATCATATAATGCTTCTTCTAAAATCTCAATAGTGTTTTCAATACCATCAAAGTACCATTCATCATATTCAGTTCCACCAAAGAAGAAACCATTTGCAGTTGGTAATAATTCCTCTGCGCGTGAATTATCGTTTAGGATTTTCTTACATATTTCCAACAAATCTTCCAACTGACCTTTACTAACACAATACTCACCACAATTATCTACACCATTCTGTACATTCTCAACGAACCATTGGTGGATTTGGTTTTGCTTTCGCCAATAACCAATCTCTTCAATCACATAAGTAACACGCTTTGGGTCAATCTTTACAGGTTGACCACCTTTGGTTACTTCTACATTGTACTGCTCTTCCGGTGTTTGATGCTCCCATTGTCTAACATAGGTACGCTTCTCTAAATACATGTCTAATCCCATTGTTTTATCTTTTAAAGTTTATAAATAATTTTTAATAACTGAAACTACATTTTCTATTCTATTGTAAAGTGCTTTATCTATTTTTGCACCTCTAGCTACTTCAAGTAAATCATCGTAAAGGTAGCCGTCAAATAATCCGTATAACATATTCATAAGGTCAAAACCAGTATTGAAATCAACCTCTTTTAAAATATCCATAATTTCACCTCGTGTTGTTGAAGTCATATTGGCGTGTCTATCAAATTTTATGTAACTCATATCTTATTTATTTAAAGTGTCTAACTCAATAATTTCTGGTCCGTATTTGATGAACCGCTTTCTGGAATTGAAGATTTGGATTGCCTCCTCTTTTGTGGGAGCAGTGATGAGGATTTGCTCATCATCGAAATCATTGTAACCTGGCACCCAGCCGTAGTAATTAAATTGGTAATTTTTCATAACTTTTATATTTTAGTTTAACCAAAGGTTATATACATAATCGTAACTCACTTCAAGCTCTTCAGCTAACCTTTCAAACAATCTCTCTCTGATTACACTATCAGTAACACCTATGTATCGGTAAACATCACCATTTACAATCAGTTGATTTAATAGGCCGGAAAAGGTAGGGGTTTCGTTAAGTTCTAATCCCAAATCATCGGTTGGGAAATTCTCTACATAATACTCTCTAATTGTGTTCATATCTTTGTTGTTTTATGTTTAACTCTTATTACTCTATAAAGGTAAGTAAAATAAATGAGAAAGTCAAGTCTTTTCTCAAATATTTTTTAATTATTTTAGACGATACATAAATAAATATCCGCAATCCTCATCGTAATCTGCATCTTCAACCACCTCATTCATACCACCGATGATGTCCTGCAATTTAGCCACATCAACGCTTCTCCAATAACCAAATCGGAAAAACACATCATAACTACCACCAAAAACTTGTTTGATTTCAAAGTCACCAAACTCTGCTTCAATTTCTTTTAATGTTGAAATACTTAATCCGTTTCTCATATTTTTATTGTTTATGTTTAACTTTTATTACATAGTAAAGGTACGCAAAATAAATAAGAAAGTCAAGTCTTTTCCAAAATATTTTTTTAATATATTTATATATACATTCGGGGGTTATATGAAAACATTTTTTACAAAAGCATTAGTTTATTCAATTGGAACAATTGTAGTTTCGGCTGCGGTATTTAGTATTACTATGGCAGGATTAAACCTTGCTGGTCAAACTGATATTACCAAACAAGTTATTGAAGAAATGGATGATGTTTTAGGAATCTAAAGCATTAATCTAGAACCTATTAAGAAATTACTTAATATAGGTGCTCCTGAAGCAGTTGATGTATTTATCTTATAGTTGAAACTCAAACCAAACTTTTTGGATAATTTATAATCTACGGATGTTCCTAATAGAAATCCAAAGTCTTTACCCATTTTTATATCCCCATTTGAAGTATCCCAATTAGCACCTGGCATCATTGTAAATATCTGTGGTGATAGAGTTAGTTTTTTATTCATTTGATATGGTTTAGTCCAAAACGCAACTGTTGAACTACTCATACTATACGAATACCCACCAGTTTCTTGTGGTGATAGTAAATTAACCAAACCCACATTGTAACCATATACACCAAATTTAGGATGTGGTTTAATCCAAGTAAATCCAGCCAATCCCATTAAAGTTCCACTTAAATATGCAGTAGTAACTGAATAGGAGTTCATAGATACTAATGCACCATCCTTTAAGTTCATTTTAGTAATACCACCACTCAAAGCAAATTGCTTTAAGCTAGACCATATCATAGATGTTCCTGAATAACTAACATTACCTGCTGCCGATGAACGAGATACACCCAGTGTTATGATAGCATCCCAATTAGCAGTATCGGATTGAACTACACTTAAATCGGATGCAAATAGTAATGGGTTTATTATTGCAGCCTTTTTCTTTTCTTCCTTCTTCTCCTCTTTCTTTTCTTCTTTTTTAGATTCGGATTTAGATTCTTCTTTCTTTTCCTCACTCTTACTTTCTGATTTGGATTCTTCTTTTGATTCGGATTTAGATTCAGATTTGGATTCACTCTTACTTTCCGATTTAGCTTCAGCCTTTGCCTCTGCTTTTGCTTCAGCTTTTGCTTCGGCTTTTGGAGCAGCTCCTCCTCCCCCACTTTGTGATGAACCACCACTTGCTGGCGCAGGTGTGTTATTGGCTGCTGGTGCAGGAGCGGATGGGGTTGGTGCTGATGGAGTTGGTGGTGGGGGTGGAACTGCGGAAGCTGCTGCCGATGAAGCTGCCCCACCAGCCGCCGAACCAGCTGCCGATGATGCGGCTCCACCCGCCGCCGAACCAGCTGCTTTTGAAGCCGCCGCCGATGCAGCTGCTGCCGCAGCTTTTGAGGCCGCTTCTGCCGCCGCTTTTGCTGCCGCCTCTTCTGCGGCTTTTGAGGCTGCCGCCTCCGCCGCTTTTGAAGCCGCCGCCGATGCAGCTGCTGAAGCCGCCGCCTCCGCAGCTTTCGATGCAGCTGCCGCCGCCGCTTGCGTTGCTGCCGCCGCTGCCGCTTGCTGAACTGCCTGATTTACTGTTTGTTGAACTGTTTGTTGAACTACTGTTACAGCACATCCTCTATTAGAGTATGCAATATATACCGATTGTAACCAAATTCGCATTGCACCACTTTGAACTTCATCGGGTGTAAATACTTTCATTTGGTCATAGAATGATACAAAGGCATTTCCATTGACATAGGTAGTAGTGGCAAGCTTTACCTCACCACTGCACTTATCTATGAATGTTTGTGTAAATGTTGTTTGTCCGTTAGCTTTGAAAGCTAGACAGAATATGAATAATACACTTAATAGTATTCTTAACTTTTTCAATCATTATGATATTTTCTACTTATATAAATATCACTTAAAAGATTTAACCTCAATTGTATTATCCAATTTTATACAAATTGCTGTCATATTCTCAACCCAATCACCTGAATTAAGATAGTGTTTTTTACCAATCATTCTATCTGCAGGTTGGTGTATGTGCCCACAAATAACCCCATCACACATCTTATCACTTGCCATTTTAATTGCAGTTGTTTCGAAATCATTAACATAGTTTGTTGCTATCTTAACACCCTCTTTTATTCTTTGTGAGATTGAATAATATGGTAGGTTTCTCCACTTACGATACCGATTATACACATCATTTAGCAATAAAGCAAAATCATATCCAAATGCTCCTATTTGTGATAACCATTTGTATTTTGTAATAAAAACATCTATAATATCTCCATGAAATATAAAGTATCTTTTATCTGCGGTGATAATATAATCTTCTCTGATTTTTATATTACCCAAATTAGTACCCGTAAAATCTTTTAGAAAATCATCGTGATTACCTCTTATCCAAACTACCTTTTGTTTTGTAGATAATTTAATTAGTTTAGCAATTACCTTTGTGTGAGATGTTCTCCATTTAGTTCCTCTTTGTAATGCCCACCCATCAACTATATCCCCATTGAGAATAAGTTGTTCGCAGGGGTTTTCTTCTATGAATTGTAAGAACTCCTTTGCTTTACTATGTTTTGTACCTAAATGTAAATCGGATGCGATTATGTATTTATACATTATCTTTTTTTAGAAATTTGGTCTACAATCATCATAACAATACAACCTGCTATAACAACTGCGAATCCAAAAAGAAAAGGAAATATAGTACCCATATTAAGTCCAATAATTGTGATGTTGTTTGAAAAATTCAGGATTATTTCTGTTGATGTAACTTTGTATCATTAAAGAAACCATATAGAATACACCTTTCTTTTCAAATCTTCTAGGTGATGTCCAAACTCCTTTTGTTTTATGAATATGGAAATACTTTGGATTTGATTTTGATGAAAGTGAATAATCTTCCGCAAACAATTCATCTTTTACATATCCACCCACATACCAATATGCTTGTCTATCCCATAACTGAAATCCACCTACTGCGAATGGTGTGTTTATCTTTACACTCAACCATTGGAATATATCAAAAATACGAAATACCCAATCCCATCTTTTTGCAGTTTTAAATGGTGTAGTTAATAATTGTATTTTCTTTGCTTCTAATTTTTTGAATATATCACTTAATAGATTGGTATTCATAACCATTACATCTGCATCTAAAAAAAGAATGTAAGGAGTAGTGGCAAGTTTAGAACCTGCCAATCTACCCTCCGATGGATACCCACCTTTTATTACTTCAATTTTTAATTTATCTTTGAAATAACTTCTTGCCTTATATAAGATACCAACCGAATACGGGTCATCCGATATATCTGCTACTATAACTCTAACACCATCTATATCCGTTTGATTATACAAAAATTGTAAGCAATCATATAAAGTATCGCTTTCGTTTTTTGATGGAATGATGATAGTTAATTTATCTTTCATTTTAGTTTCCTTTCGTTGGGAATTTAGTCCAACCTGCTGTCCAAGTTGGTTTAGATAAAGTTTCAATTTCAGCTGCAGTTAAAGTTATTTCAGTATTACCTTCACTTAATGCTTTTGTTTTAACTGCATCCGATGTAATAATGGTAGTTGCCTTACTGATAAAGTTTAATAAGTTGTATGAACCAATTTTATTGTTTTGAAACTTACTTACACCATCTTTGTAGAATTGTGCAGTTTCATTACTTTCCATTGAGAAACCACCTTTCATATATCCAATGATTGTAGAATTATATACTTCAAATTGAGTTGCTCTTCTCCATCTCATTGCTAAATTATGGTTTGGTAAAGATGCCACATCGTTTGGTCCAACTAAAATCATATTATCTAAAATAGGATGTGTGAATGGTTCTGCGGTTGAACCTGTACCATCATTATCACACTCTACACCATTTCCTGCATCGCCATTATCTACAAATTGTGGGTCTCTTTTAGAAACTGAATTAGATACTTTACCTCTATATCCAAAATCAAAATCATAATCATCATCCGCAGTTCCGTATGCGTATAAGTTTTTTGCATTTACAGTTCCACCAAAGAACTCAAATGCATCATCATTAGCGTAGATAGTTTGAACATTCTCAATGATTGTTCCACTACCAACACCACCCAATGTTAATGCGTTGATTTCAGAGTTTGGCATTGCAGCAATACCTGCGTATTCAATACGAACATATTTTAAGATACCGCTATTATCTAAATCGTTTGTTCCACCAAACGCTCTACCAATACCACCTTCGATAGTTGGTTCTGATGTTCTATTGGTTTTTGCTCTACCCAATATCACAATACCACCCCAATCACCAGGAGTTCTTTCACCTACTGGTCTACCAGATGTGAATATGATTGGTTTTGATGCAGTACCTTCTGCTACAATTTGTGCTCCTCTTTCAATACACAATGCACCTTTCTCACTTATATCAGATTTGATTGTTGTGCCAGGTTGAATGATAAGTTTAGCACCATCGGTTACATAAACATATCCTTTTAATACCCACTCTTTATCCGATGTAAGAGTTGTAGTTGATGTGATATTACCACTCAAAGTTGTTGATGTTGGTACATTTACAGGTGCTACATCTCCACCTAAATCTTTGGAACATGCAAACATTGTTAAACTTGCGAACAATACTAATAATTTTTTCATAGGTTGTAATTTAGTGTTAGTGAAACTGTTGTTTCGTTGTTTGTTTTAATTAAAGTTCTATTTGGTTTTTGGTAATACTCAAATGGTTGTCTGAATATATCCGATACTGCTAATTTAATTTCTCCGTTTTTAATTTTACGAAGAATAACAATATCAACTACATCACGAGAGTTTTCAAATATATCAGGGTATCCTTGAAATCCTACTGCTGATATTCTATCTCCAACTCTATTGTATGATATGTTGAATGTATTGTTGTTTTTATGTAAGTTCAATCCACCATTTACTACATAGTTTGATTGTCCTTGCAATTGTCTTTTTACTGAACCGATTTGTACTTCCGAGTTGATAAACGATGTGTTTGAATATAAATCTATCCAATCATTTATTTTTTTACGAAGTTCAATCTCAACTCCATATACCAATGCTTCTTTTGGGTTTTTATATGTTAGTAATAAATTAGATGGAACTGAACCATCTGCTACAACTTGCTCAATTGGATTGAAGAACTTTTTACCAAAGAAACCGATTGATATATTCTCACCTGATTTAGGATACAACTCGAACTTTATATCTGAATTGAATATATCCGTTTTTTGTAAGTTTGGATTTCCTAATAGTTGTGCGTTTCTAACAAAGTCATAATACGCAAAATTAGCTACCTCTCTAAACTCTGGTCTTGCTAATGTTTTACTTACGGATAATCTAACCTTTGTTTTTTCCGATGTTGAATATGTTGCGTTTAATGATGGTAGTATATCCAAATATTCTCTATCTACTGAAATCCTCTGTCCACCGAAATCCGATGTTTGAACTTTGAATAAATTATATTCCGTTCTAAAACCTGTGTTTAATTTTAGGTTATCAATTTCTTTTTCATACATTACATATCCGTTTGCCAAATCAAAATCGGCAGTATATCTATCGGTGTTGTTTGTAATCTCATTTAACAAATCAGTTGATTCGTATCTGAATATTCTTGCTTTGAAGTTTCTCAATTTCTTTAAATAACCCACTCCTAAACGAATATCTCCTATGGATTTGTTTAATCCCCCATTGAATGAGTTTTCATCCATTACACTCCAAAAACGATAGGTATCTCTCCATGCTATTGAGTAGGGAGTTGATGTGTATAAAGATGATATATAAGGTGTTACTCTATAATCGGGTTGGTCTCTCAACATAAGATTGTACCCTAGATTAAAATCTAATGTTTTAAACTTACCTTCAAATTGTGTGTTGAATACTAACTTTTGAATTGAGTTAGATGATTTACTATCTACATACTGAACATTATCATAGTTTTCACCAACTCTACTTAAAAATGATTTTTCGTTTTGGTAGTTAGCAAGTGTTTTCCAACTATAACGATTCTCTCCCAAATACACTATGTTTAATAATCCGTTTAATGATTGTACATTTGAGTAATTTAGGTCTTTATAGTTGTATGCTAATTCGGTAGATGATTGGTAATCTATTCTTTCAGTTGTATTAGCAGAGTATGTGTTTCTTGCAGTTGAACTGAATAAGATGTTCCATTTGTTTTTCACAACACCAAATGATAAGTTACCATTTAAGTTTGGAATAGATGTTGATGTTTCGGTTTGTGGTGAACCTATTAGTTTAGTGTATGCTCTCCTATCACCTAATCCAGCAATTCTATATGTGTTTGTTGATGGGAATGATGTTGGGAATTGTATAGGGTCTACCAACTTAAAATCCTGTCCTGTTGATAATGAACCCCAGCTTCCTCCCAATGATATATTAAAGAAATCACCACTAACTTCTTTTGTTGTTATTTGTACTAAACCTCCTGCGAAATCACCCGGTAGGTTTGCAGATGCTCCTTTGTTGATGATGATATTATCTATAAGTGATGTTGGGATAATATCAAATGAGAATGCCCTTCTATCGGGTTCGGTTGATGGTAAGATTGATTTGTTTAGTAGAGCCGAGTTGTATCTATCAGCTAAACCTCTAACTAAAACAAACTTATCGTTTTGGATTGTTACACCACTTACTCTTTTAAGTGCATCTCCAACAGTTCTATCTGGTGTTTTCTTTATGGATTCAATTGATAAACCATCTGCTACAATGTAAGATGCTTTAAGTGTGTTGATAAGTGCAGTTGCAGTTTCTTTCTTTGCTACTTGCTTTACTACAACTTCTTGTAATACTTTCGTATCTTCTTCTAACTGAATATCAAGGTTAGTTGTAGTATCAATTGTAATATCTTTAGTGTATTCTTTGTATCCAACGAAAGATGCTTTGATTGAATACTTTCCTTTTGCTATATTGGTAAATTGATATTTGGATTCAATATCAGATGTTGTTCCTACTTTCTTATTTGTTGTATCATTGGTAAGCCAAATTGTTACACCTATAAGTTCTTCTTTGTTTGTTTTTACTTTACCTGAAAGGTTTTGAGAGAAAATTTGATGTGAAAGTAACAGAATTGATAATAAAAATAGTTTCCTCATTATTGTTTTTTTAGTTCAACAATAAGTAGGAAACTATCTCATTAAAATACCATTTCGTATGTTACGAAATTGTTAAATATATATTATGCACCCAATGCTTTACTGAATCCATTAGGACAAGTTCTAGTACATACCAAAGATGCAACAACTGGTGCTACTGCAGCTCCGATTGCGATACCAACTCCAGCAGGCGTTGCCCATAATGCAGCCGAATCTAAACTATAATAGATACAATTTGAACATACATTTCTTAATAATTGTGGGTCAACATTTCCACCAACACCAGGTATTGCTAAAAATCCATCTGCCACTATTACACCCATTGCCGTTGATACTGCCATTTTAGCTGCCATATCTGCAACGTAAAGAACCGGCGTAGCCATCAATGATAATGTAGTTGAAGTTGCTGCTCCAGCAGGTTGTGCCGGTGTAAATGCTAAAACACAACCCGTAGAGATTGCTGCAGTTATTCCAATTGTACAAGCATTTGCATCTGCCCAATTATATGCAGCTACTGCACCTGCTGCCACTATTTCAACACCCGCAACAATTTGTTGTTCGGCTTGTTTAGATAATTGAACAAACTCATTTTGAGTTACATCAAATCCTACCTTTGCAAATTCTTCGGTAGTACTTGCAATAGTACAAGCTGCACTTTCTACTCTGTGTGCACTATCGGTAGCAAATGCTACTGAATAGTTGTATGCATCTTCTACACTACCTATTGCAGTGTTTATACCACTTCCAATTGGTTGAATAACATTATCATTAATTGCATTTCCCGCATCTACAAATGCGTTACCAATTGGTTGAATAACATTATCATTAATTGCGTTTCCGGCATCTACAAATGCCTGTTCAATTGCTTTTCCAGCGCTTCCCATAATTCTAGTTGTTTAGTTGTTTAATTTATTTCCATTTTCATTAAGTATAACTCATTGTTTTCAAACCAATCTTTGAATCCAAACATTTGTGCTAATTTCTTTGCTTTAATATTTCCCTTTGGGGGTGCTCCATATATTTCTGTATATCCTTCTTTTTTAAAGTTATCAAGTATACCAACGTATATATATACCATTCTCTTAAAAAAAGAATGTGACCATACTTCCTCATTAAAACTTATATGCATTGCAACTTTGGTACGATTAAGTAAATAATCACATTCCACCAATACATCTTCATCTTCATATAATGTAACTCTTATTGATGACATATATTATCAATTCACCCAATTTTCTAATGCTTTCATATAACCATCACCCATATGGTCTTTAATAGTTTTACCTGAAAATAATGATTTTAGGTACAACCAAAGCGATTTTAGTGATTTATCATTTTGTAATCTATTACCAGCCGTATCTAATCTTACTTGGTAGTTTACATGATGAAATCCTATATATGGTGTATGTGTTACTAAATCGTTGTTGTGTACTATTCGTAAAGTATCTATACCACTTTTATCGTAGTTTTCTTTGAATGCTTTATTACCAACACGCGGGCTACCAATTGTTGTTGCTTTAACATTGTAGTGAGGATAGTGTTTCTTAATTGAGTATGCATATAATGTTGCTACTGCTCCACCCAAACTATGTCCACTAACTACAATATCAGTAGTTTCACCTTGTAGGTTTTCTAATGCAGTATCAATTGCATCATATGTATCACCCACTACCGATTCCCAAGAACTTTTAAATCCAATGTGAACTTTTTCATTCTCTTCTATAAATGGTACTTTATCAATTGAAGCATCATTTTGGAAATCCTTCTTTGATTCACTACCTCTCCAAACTACATATATAGTTTTATCCTTTGTTGCTACAAATCCTTGTGTATCTGATTTTTTATCCTCAATCCACTTTACTAACTCTAATCCATTCTCATCCCAATTGATTTGGTCTTTGTTTGAATAAGCTAGTACTGCTAATTTTGAGTTATATAATGCTTCGTTTCTTGTCATAATTATTTTGTAAATTTACCTTTCTTAATCATACGCAACAATATTCTTGCACAAGCAATATCTAATGCTTTCTTTGTAGATGTTCCTATCGTTGATTGATTGAATTTAACATCTGATAAGTTATCATCATTTAATAGTGATAATTCTCTTGTGGTAGTTGCATCACCTAAACCAGATGCACCAAATACCTCACCTGTTTCAGCATCTGTGAAACGAACTTGCAAACCTAAACGAGTAACCATTTTATTTTTAACACCATCTTTTAAATTGATTGTTTCATCCTCACTAATAGAGAAATCATATACCTCAATAGATACAAAATAATGTGCTAATCTAATCTTACCTCTACCATCTAACTTATCTTGGGAAATGCCCGCTTGAGAAGCTTGAAATTGTTTAACCATTCGATTTTTGATTTCGGTTTTGTCCTCTGTAAAAGTAAAACGGTTAAGATTTTCAAGGTATTCCATAGATATATTCGCCACACCAAGACCCACCTTCTTTTCTTTAAGTTCCGGATATTGTTCCAAAATTTCATCACTTATTCCACATTTTAAGATTTGAATTGGAATTGTTGGACCATCGTAATCCATCAACTCACTTATGTCCACTTTTGTTTCAAAACTCGCTTTGTAGTTTTCCGTAGTAGTCTTTCCAACTACCTGTCCCTTTGCAATAAAGGTCAATAATCCCATTGCTAAAATTAGAAATATATTCTTCATATCTTATAGTTTTTTCTTTCCTATAAGTATATAAAAAAAGGGAAAAACTTTCGTTCTTCCCTTTTCAATACATTATCCTAATTCCTCTTCTTCCTTCATTGGTTCTGGCTTAATACTATCCAAATGATTTAGCTTATCATTTTCGGCTTTTTTATTAACAAACTTGTCAACCGATGCTATACCAAATGAACCCAATGTTATGGTTAAGAAACCATTAAAGATATACTCATTGATAAGTAATTCCTTACCCATATATCCTGTTACTAAATCAACTGCTATTGCAACAACCATTATTCCAAATGATGCAAATCCTACAACTGATTTTTCGTTGATGTTATTATCATCATCAAACAAATCTTTAAAAAAACCCATAGTTACTCCCCTTATTTTTAATTAATCTATATTATGGTGTGCTTCATCACTTTCATTTGGTGCAGATGCTCCGCCTGTGTTTGATAAGGATACACCGTCTTCCTCGTCCATTTTTTGAACTAACATTTTATCTTTGTCTGTATCAGAGAACCAATAATCAATAATCTTACCATAAGAACCAATGAATGCTCCTAAAAGCAATAACAACAATTCTTTCCACTCTTGTCCTACAATCGTATCTACGTGTATAGAAATAAGAATCCCAAATGTAGTAAACATAAAAGTAATTAATACAATTAATGTAATTAACCACCTTCTTTTCATCATCTGATTTAAGAGTTGCTTAAATCCGTCTGGTTGCTGATGTTCCATACTATATTACCAAGCTGCTGGCTTTTCCTTAAACTCGTCTGCTTCTTTTTTAGGTTTAGGAGCAGGTGCTGGTTGAGCTGGTTTAGCTGTTCCACCGTTTCCACCTTTGTTAATGATGATAGTTTTACCACCAGCAGATTGTTGTTGAGTTTGTGAATTAGTGATATTGATTACAGGTGCAGGTGCTGATACTGCTGCTGCCGGCTCATCCTTTTCACCAGTTAATTGTTTGGTTACATATCCACCAACGCCCAATGCAACTGTACTTGCTAAACCAATAAGGATGCTCTTTAATGAACCACCGCCGTTTTCTTTTTCTTCTGACATAATCTTTTTTTTTGTAATTTGTTATTATAATTTATTAAAATCTGCTATTCCTAATAGGTTTCCTTCTAAATCGAACAAACCAATTCTGTATGCTGAAGATGGTAAAGCGTTTGCGTAAATCTTTAATAGATTGTTTCCTGCTTTTATAGTTACTTCTTCTTTTGATACTGATTTGTTTGATATGTTTAATATTTTTACTACATATGTTCCAGCAGTTTCAGCTTTTACATTCATAGCAACTTCATTTTTTACAAATGGAGTTTCTACTTTAATACCCATATTACCAACTATTTGTAATTTTTCAGTTACTTCCATTGTTGGTGGTGGTAATAATAATTCTTCGTTTTGACAAGATACTAATAATCCAATTGCCAATATTGATGCTACTATTTTTTTCATTTTATTATTATTGTTGTTTTTCCTAATTCTTTTTTAGTAACATCTTCTAATAACAGATATAAATATCTACTTTGTAACGATTTCGTATAAATCTTTTTTACATTTTCTCCACCTTGTCCAATAAACTTTTCTCTACCGATTACTTGTCCACTTTCTTTATCTATTAAAGTTAATGTATAAGTTCCTTTTTCTGGCAAATCAAAGTGTATAGATTCACCATTTGTAACATTACTCTCACTTACACTAAATATATCATCAATTGATAATCCTTCTGGCATTTCCAATTCAGGACCACTACATCCAACTAAAAATAAAAACGATATGTATAATAATTTTTTCATTAAAATTGAAAGTTTGTTCCTATCATAAATAAGATTGGGTTACTTTTTTTATATCCAACCGATTCACTTTCTTTATCAAAAGTTGTGTTGTACCTAATATTTGTATTTAACACAAATCTTTTAGTTATTTTCCAATCAATAGATGTACCATAATATAAGTCCAAATTGAAATCATTAAAATATGATATATCCAATTCACTATCTTTATATACTTTATATACATCACTCATTGTAAATATTTGTGGTGATATGTTTACTCTCTTTGTTTTCAATGTATATGTGTACATCACCATACCCCTATAACTCAATTCACTTGATGCAGGTATTTGTGGATATATTAAATCTTTAAAATCACCATTTGCATCTACTGTATATTTTCCTTCCCACTCACCCTGGTAACTATCCCAAAATGATTTCGATGCAATTAAACTATATCCAAATGTCCCCCATTTTTCAGTTCTGTGTACATCAATAAATGATAGAGTAATATCTTTTTGAAAATCAAAATCAGTTGAATAAAATGTCTGTAATGTGGTTGTTCTTTTTTCTGTGTTTTTACTTAAACCATAACCTGCACCATAATACTTCCATATAGGATTTATTGATACTGCAAATGTATTTCCCCATTGTCCATTTGAAGATGATTTATTATACCCCAAATTAAGTGTGGTGGATACCTGTCTTCCGATAATACCTACCGAAAGGTTTGATGATGAAAGAACATCTTTTGAAAAATTAACATAGGATTGTAATATACCCACATTGTTCCAATCATTACTTTCCCCAAATAATTCTTTTGGTGATAGTTGCAATGTATCAGGTGCGGGTATTTGTGCGTTTGAAATAAATCCTACGCAAAGTAATAACATTATTAGTGTAAATTTTTTCATTAATTTAGATTTATTTTTAGTTGCTTACCATCTTTATTTACCGCATCTGTTGCTGAAATTGATGTTAATCCCAATACACCTTCAATACCAATTTTTGGTAAAAATGTTATTTTGTATTCAGTATTATCAGTTAGTAATCCGTTTCCACTATAAATCAAAGAACCAAAGTTTATGTAATTACCAGTATCATTTGAAAAGTTTGTAGGATTTCCATCGGTAGTATATTCCGTACTTTGATATTTTAATATATCTTTATCATAATTTAACTTTAACTGAATACCTTTTAATGATTGTCCTAATGTATTTACTTTTACACTTACTACAACCTTACCACCAATATTTTCACTTGATACATAAGTAGAAATTTCCATTGGTGTAGTTAAACTCATAGTACGATTTGTACTTGCGGTAGTTTGTGTGTTTTGTGCGGGTGTATGTGATAAGTTTACATCACCTTTTAATGCTACTACTATATGGTACACATAATCATTTATAGAAGCATCAACTGCTAATGGATAGTTTGCTTTATATGGTGTATTTGTTGTTGCCCAATTTGCTTTAGTTATGGCATCAAATGTACTTTTTCTTACCAATCTGAATAAATTATCTTCACTCCAAGTAGAAACTATTTGAGTACCACCTATTACGTGTTGTAGTATTTTATATGAATCTACTTCGTTAAATACATTATTACCATCTACATCTGCATTTAAAAATTGTACCCCATTTGAAAATGAATTACTTTCAGTTCCACTCAATCCTCTATTTGCTAACTCTTGAAATGCCATATAAGCATCTCCCACAGTTAATACACTCCCATATAAATTGAACAAAGTAGTTGATGGTAGTTTGGATAAATACATAACCATATCCGTTTTACTTTTAACAAAATCACTAGTATTAACTACACTACCATTTGTTCCCAAAGTTAAACCGGTTGTTGTACTAACTTGAGTTGCACCATTTGCGGTATAAGATTTTACTGACCATTGAGATGGGTTTATACCTCCACCAAAGTAAAAATTAACTTTTGATGATGGAACATCTATTGGGTTTATTACGTTTGCCGAATAGAAATTTGTAAATGTTTGTGAATCGGGATTAGTCCAAGTTCCATATTCAATTATGTATGGATTAGTCCAATTGTTTGATAAATCATTCCAAGTTGATTGTCCATTCCAATTGGTTACTGCATAATTCTCACTACCATTACTACCATTTGGTTCACCCTGTGCCCAGTTATTATACACACCCGGTATATTTCCGGCAGTTTGTCCATTTGATGTTTTCATTACCGTTCCTTTTTCAGGTCCCGCATCAATCACCCATCTACCATCAATTACCTCATCCGTTGCTGCAAACCATATATTAGCTTGTGGTACATTGGCAAATATAAATGCATTTTCATCGGCAGAAGTAATCGTTACCAAATATCCTGTCTGTCCTTTGAATGTTGTTAGTAACGATGCTGCTCTTGCTCCCGTATATGTATCTCCAGGAGTTACTGGTTTGTAAAAGTGTCCGTTTATTGGATTGTAATAAAATCCGGTTGGATTTAAAGTTGCTGATACGGATATTTGAACATTACCGGCAGTTGCACCTGTATTTATTTTTAGAGATGCTAATGCGTTATTTATGTTTGTTTGAGTTCCCGTAAATACTAAACGAGCTTTATTACCGGTTAAAGTAAAACCAGATGCGGGTGTTAAACCTGTTGTTGTGGTTAAATTGAATGTTGTACCTGCTGGTGGATTGATAAACCCTATTGATGCCAATAATATATCAGTAGAAGTAAACCCATTCAAAACAAATCCACTACACGCCTGCCCACTTACGTTTAATTCAAACTTTTTGGAGGCAGGTTGTGTAATGGATTGTGCTATGGATATACTACTGGATAATAATATTAATATTACAACAAGTAGTTTTCTCATTACTCTACATTTAAACCAATCTTATTTCCGTTTCCATCAACTGCATCTGCTAATTCAGTATAGAATAAACCAGAAGTATTTGTTAAAGGAACATTAGATGTGAAAGTTAATTTGTATGGTGTACCAGTTTTAATTCTAGCAGTTTTAATTTGGTCCATTGAACCAAATGTTAATCTACCATCTTTATCTGTTGAAAAGTTAGTTATAGATGAACCTGCATCAAATACAATACCATCCAAAGTTAATTTAGAATTATCATATTTCAAAATAACTTCTAATCCTGCTAATCCTGCTTGCGTTAAGTTACCACTTAATATAACTTTGTTGTTTTCAATTTTAGATGATAAACTTAATGTTGCAGTTTTAGTAACTTGATTTGCGTAGATACCTTTGTTAGCTATTGTTCTATTCATTGTACCTTGTCCACCAACACTATTTGCAGTTATTGGATTACCAGGATTAGAAGAGTGTGAGAAATCCAAATCACCACTAAACGCGTAAGAGAAAATCTCCGTTTGATTTGCCGATGTTATGGTTACTGAATTGTTAGTTGGTGCCGCTGCAAAGTTTGGAAATGCCGATTGCTTTACCGATATAAATTGTAATGGATTTGCACCTTGTCTAGTTATGTTTGCCTTCGAAGCAACATCTTGTCCTAAAATGTGTGCAAATAAATAATAAGCATCATTGTTGTTAAAATCACCATCACCAATTGTTACATTACCAATTGCCTTTTCGATTGCAGGGTATTGAAATATAGATGATGTACCATTTAATCCAACATCGGTTACTGCTAAAAATGCTCTATAAGCATCGGTAACAGTTACTACATTGTTTAAATAACCTGCTCCAGTAGTTGGAACAATATATACTCCAAATTTATCACCAATATTAAATTGTGCGAAATCTACCATTCCCGCAGAGTTTAATGGTGTCTTTGCTATTTGTGGAGCAGAAAAATTAGTAGTTCCATCTGCGTTTAATGGTTGGATTAGAACTGATAATGATGTAACATCAAAATTACCTGGATATGCAACTCTTACTCTAAATGCGGAAACGTGCTTTACATCTGCATCTGCAAAAGATAATTGAAGAACTTGAGAACCAATTGGTGTGATTGCTGCATCATTTGTTCCATTAGCAGTTGCCAAATCCAATTTGTGTATGGCTTGATACGTTGAGTTTTCTAATAAGATAAACTTTTCAGTTGCCCATAAACCATCAATTACTGCATCTGCTCTTTGTGTTGTAAATTGCTTTGCTATCCAATCACCATTCTGTGAATAGTTCCAAGGTGTTGAAGCGTATTGCTTATCCAATTCACCAACTCCAATTATAGGATTTTGTGTAAACATATAGTTTGGCCAAGTTGCTTCAAAGTTTTGAGCAGTTTGTCCTTGTGAGAATACAGTAGGACCTAATTTTTGTAGGTGCTTGTTTGAATACTGATAACGCATCCATAGGTATCTTGGATTTGTAGTTCCTTTAACAACATTGTATCTCATAGTTAGAGTATCCCCAACTCTATAAGGTTTTGAGTTTACGATTTCTTGGTTTATTATCAATTGCCCAAAAGATGTAAATGATGCTAATATAAACACCAATCCGAATAATAAGTTTTTCATTATAATAGTTTTTTGATTAAGGTTTCACAATTCTTTTTAATCGCATTTCGTGCAGATTGTTGGTTGAATTGTCCACCTTCATTAACTAATAATGTACTAGTAGATACTTCGGATGAACTTTCTTCTGCTAAAAATTGTTTTAATTTCTTGCCGTTTTTGTAAAGCGTACCCTTGATTCGTATAACTACTTCAGTTTCGTCTGAATGAAAAACTGATATATTTTTTTTGGTTGTTAGAATATCGAAGAAAACGATTTCTGTTTTAAGAACGATTGTGTTCTCATCTATGGTTTCCATCAAAGGATGGTTCTCTTGTACTAATTCTTGTAGGATGTTTTTTACACCAAAAGCCAGGTTTTTGTTGCCGGTTAAAGGTCCTATCTGAACACTATTAACAACTTTTTCAACAAAAACTGGCTCTGTATTTTGTGCCATACCCATAATAGGTAATAGCACCAACAATATTGATGTAATTAGTCTCATAATTTCTCCCATAAATAAATATAGGAGAAATCATAAAACGATATTAAATTTTAAGTTTTAAGGAAGTGATTTCCTTTTCGGATGTTCCGTATTTTTGGCAAAGGTTTAGTATTTCACCCTTCCCATTTTTGGTAGAATATAAAATATCCAAATATTCTTCGGCTTGCAATGTAGATACCTGATTATCTTTTGCTACTAATTCAATTAACCATTTTTCATAATCAGCAGATTTCTTACCCTTCATATATTTTAGATAATATTTTTTCTTTGGTATTACATCTATCATAACTTTGTAGAATTGTTCAGCCTCTAATGTTTCAACCAATGGTTGTATTTCAGCCAAAAATTCTACAAATTCATAATTCATTGATAAGTAACGGAAGATAAGATAATTAGTCCAAGTCTTTTTATCTTCTACCGATATTGTATTAAAATAATTAGGGTATTGCTTCTCCGTTACTGCCGATATGTGGTCAAATAAGCCCAAGCGGATTTTTTCCTTCGCCATTTTCTTTTGGTTTTCTTAATTCAGGTTGTAACAACTCTTCTAATGGTTCTCCACATTCTACACATAAATAGATTTCAAATGGGATAATCTCATCCGATGCTGCTCCTGTGAGTAACTTACTCATCTTTTTAAACTTATACCCAATTGCAAAAGTATCACCTCCACAATTCCCACAAGCCATATCCTTTGCTTGTGATATATTTGGTTTTCCTAAATTACCACCTATCATCGTATCACCATTAAAACTTCTTGCTCTCGCAATAAAATATAATCTTTACCAGCCAATTTAATAGTTTGTGTATCGTAACTATTATGTGGTAGTAATACTTTATTACCAACCTCCAATGTCATAGGGATACGAGTTCCGTTTTGTGTAAATACACCAGGCCCTACTGATATTACTTTACCCAATTTGTTTTCACCATATTGTGCGGTTTCTGGTAGGATAATACCACCTACTGTTTTTTCCTGCTTTTCAATCTCAATTAAAACTCTATCACCGATAGGCTTTGCTGTTTCTGTGTTTTCCATAATTTATTTTTTAATAATTCCAATTATACCTATAACTCCTGCCATAAAGCAGATTTCTTTATCTACTACCATAGAATCTCTATATTGAGCTTCTGCTAATGATAGAATCACACTAGCCGTATTACCAGCTGCATAATCATCTACCTTTTCATACAAATATGCATATAACTCCGTAAAATCATTTAATCTGTTATCCAATACCAATTGTCTAATATTTAAATATGTATTACGTTTATCATCACTAGCTTTTAAATAATCAACTAATTTGGATTTAACATCCGATTGAATTAAAGTTTGAGTATCAATTTTTAATTCACCTTTCGATGATTGTAGTTGGCAAGTATTTATAACCCTACGAATATCAGGATAATACTGATTGATAATTTCTGCCAAATTTTTAATATCAAACGTAATGCCCTCTTTGGTTAATACATTACTAACATGAACTGCAACATCCTTCTTTGATGGTGGGATTACTGCAAATGTTTGACATCTAGAAATAATTGGTTCAATAATCTTTTCGTGGTAGTTACACGTTAAGATAAAACGACAATGTGCACTAAACGTTTCCATTACATTACGAAGAATCGCCTGGCCATTTGGTGTTAAATAATCCGCCTCATCTAAAATAATAATCTTATAACCACCAAAACCAACACCACTTGCAAAGTTTTTAATTTTAACACGTAGAGTTTCTACACCATTTTCATCCGATGCGTTGATAATCATAAAGTCACATTTAATTGTGTTTGCTATGATTTTGGCTAATGTAGTTTTACCAGTACCAGCTTTACCATAAAGTAATAGATGTGGAATATCATTTCTTTCTAAATAACCCTCTACCTTTTCTTTTAATAAATCATTACCAATATATTCATTCAATACCTTTGGACGATATTTTTCAACCCATAAACTATGAGTGGATTCTACATTATTTACTTTTTCTGTTTCAAAAAATGCCATTATATTTTATTGTTTATCTGTTAGTTTATTATGCAATAGTTGTAACATAACATCATTGTTTTTTGATAACTCACCACAACGATTTATAGCCATAACCTCTCTTTCTTGTCTGAACTCTTCATTATCCAATAACTTATCCAACATCTCAAATAAATCTTTTTTGAATTTGAAGAACATACCATCAGGCTCAATTTCTCTATAACAATCTGATTCCTGATATATCATTGGTGTACCATTCATCATACAATCCGTAGCTGCTACACTCCACCCATAATTGGTTTGTCTCATTTGGATACCAACTAAACATCTTTGTAATCTATTATAGTATTCGTGCTTTGGTACTTTTGTATTATCAATCCAACTATGTTCGGGTGTACCATCTAATTGAGGCACCCATACATTGAAATCTTGTCTTTGTCCTCTATACTCTTCCATTAGTTTAATGAAAGTTGGATACCCTTTATAAGCTGCTGCTCTGTGATTGAATACAATAGTTTTGGTTTTTTCTGTGGATGGTGTTAGAATTATTTTAGTATTATCTATACCAAGATTCCATACTGTAAGAATTTTATCCAAATTACCTACAAACCCATCACTATACCAAGCACTAGCTTCTTCCAATACCCTATTCTTTTGGTCTTGTGTATTTAAGAAGCAAGTATCCATTTGAGATACACCTAATAATTCTATGGGCATCCATCTCCATTTGTTCTTTCTATCCTCTGCGTTGCACGATTTCATTTCCCACCAATGTGCGTAACCAATGATTTTAGTATCAAATGAGTTTTTGTATCTACCCACTTGCGGCCAATCTGGTAAATGGGAATAAATTACATCGTATTCAACATTCTCCAACACTTTATTCATATCAGGTGGATATGTACGCATCTTTATCATATCACCAGAGAATGGTAGTATATGCTGCTTAACATTTAATAAGTTAAGCTTTTGTACGGGTTTAGGTAATATGATATTCCAAAAGTATTCTCCATAGTTTTCTAACCCCTTAATGTGATTGTAAATTACATCCACAAAAGAGTCTTTTTCTATATTGCTGGAGTTAGTGATATTTGGTATCACCAATACCTTTCTAGCTTTATTACTTATTTGTCCTTCCCAAAATTGCATCTTACCTTCCTACCTCTGATAAATAAAGTTCTTTCATTTTCTCCCAACTAATACCAATTGCATCTACATAAAATAGAACCTCTGGCTTAATCTTACCCTCATCGTATAATTTAATGTAACGATTTTTGGCTTTCTTTTTCCACCAATCCATTGTGTATTGAATACCATTCTTAAACTTATCCTTCAATACCAATTCCTCTTCGGTAATTTTATCACATAGAAACTCATGACCATTCTCATACATTTGTGCAAAATACACACCTCTTTGGAATCCGTGGTCATAAGCATCTGATTTAATTCCCAACTCTTTATAGATTGATTGAATAATCTTTTGCTTAATACCACTTACAGGTCCATTCTTTTCATAACCCATACTAGCACCATTCCTTTCACGTTCTTGTGTGATATTTTTACTATACCATTCTGAACGATTTTCTTTAATCCATTGATGCCAAGGGTCATAAACCGAATCATCTGGCTTTGTAGAAATTTTACCTTTAGATTCGCCTAATGTTTTGAAATGTGGGATACCATTATATTGTGAGTGAATACCATACAGGGATGTTGTACCTATACCAACTAATGGATTACTATACTTGCGTTTCCAATAATCCCGTATCTCCGGTGCGGTTGCTAATGCTGCGATTAGTTTACCACCCAAAAAATTGTAACCAAATGGTTGTGTTGATACGATGGTAGTTGCAATAGCAGTACAATTCAATTTACCCTTCTTAAACTTATCATCTTTACTCCAACCGATATATGCATCTCTAACTCCCAAAGATGTAATATCAGAACCTAAACAAATCTGCCCTAATATCTTACCACTCGTTCTATCTTTGGCGTAAATCTTAACATTACGACCTGGGTTAGCTGAAAACTCCATCGTATGGATAAGTCTACGAATATCCGTCCATCGAGTTGATTGCTTTGGGTCATCTTCAACAATTTCCACATAAGGGTCTAACTCATCTAATTCTTTCAGAGTTAGCTCCTTATTGTATATATCAGTTGGTCTCCACAACACATCGTAGTATTGACCTAAATATGATTTTTTAGGAAACGTTGTCTTTAAGTCCGCATTCCATTCCATCCACTTTTTGTATAGTGTTTGTTCTTCAACGGACATTTCTTTAAGATAATCCAAGTTCTCAATGAACTTACGTTTCATCTCATCGTAATTAAAAACCTCCTTTGGTTCTTCGGTATCCCAAAATTTCATATATGTAATTTATTATGCTCCAGCTTGAACTTCAACTAAATAGTATTTTGATGTAAAGTCATCAATTTGGAATGCAACGTGTGCTAATCCTTGTGTTGAAATTTGTAATTTAGCTGAATTTGCATCTTTGTTTGCTACCAATACCTCTTTAAGATATTTAGCGGAAAATGAAATTGCTTTAACTTCTGCACCATACGATGAATGTACAGTGTATGTAATTCGGTTAGAGTTTACATTTGAGTAACCCAACACCAAATTTAAATCACCCTTCTCTGTAAGAATTGTAAATGTATCTACATCCGATAATGCGTTTTTACCTTTGATAAAACGGTCAATGAATGCATTATCTAATTCAATTTGAATATCAAAATCAGGCAATGATTTCAAATCAGGTACCGCTGGAATAACTGCTAATTCAGCCAACTGATAGTTTACCTTTGTCTTGTCACTTTTGATGTTTAATGAAATACTCTTTTCTTCCATCTTACCAACCTCCAATTCAATATCATCACCCATTACAGATAACATACGATTTAGATTTGATGTAGTGTAAACACCCAACTCTGCGGTATCAAATGTGAAATTTGCTAATTCAACCTCACCTAATAAAGTTTTATCATCGGAAATAAACTTTGTAGTTAATGTACTACCATCTGTTTTCCAAGCAACACTTTCAATAAGTCCAGCCAAGTTGTACTTTTGAATGAAACGATTTAATCTTACTTTGTTCATAATTTATTGTTTTAATTTTTACAAATATACGGAAATTTAATTTAGAATCCAAAAAATTGTGAGAGTTTTTTTTCTGCGTGGTTTACCTTCTCCCATTTCAATGCTCTATAAAAGTCATTCATCTTATTCTCCAACTCTGCTTCGAAAATTCTATCTACATCAATGTATTTTTTAACAAAATCCATAATTTCATCCGGGTCATTATAGTTCTTAAATGCTACCGTATCTAATCCAAATGGATTTTGTTTTAAATATACCCACTTAATCTTATCACCATCTCTAATTGGTTCATACATAAATGCACAATTGTAGTGTTTGAGTAATCGATTATATGTGATTGCTGCTTTAACGTGTGCAGGTGTTCCTTTTTCAAATGAACCAATACGTTTATCTAAAGTTTTGGTATCATATTTACTAATCTCTTTTACTGCTCCACCCTTTGCTATAACTGATACATCCAATCCAGATAAACTTAATTTAAACTCTCTTAATTCTTTATCAACATCTTCATTCGTTTTACCCGTAAGAATATCACGAAGAATACCACTCATAAAGTCTTGAAATGCTTTTGGGAATGATGAACGAACTACATCTAACCCCTTTACATCAAGTTTATCACATGGAATACCATTCTTTAAAATCATCCATTGTGCATATCGTTTCTTTGCTACCCAAAATCCTGCTTTAGAAATGTATTCCTTTTTAATTTCAAATCTGTGCTTATCCTTTGATATAAAGAAGAACCTTTCGGCTAATATATCATAGAACTTATTAAGAAATAGTTGTGTTTCTTCTGCAATATCGTTTACTACCGAAGCCATTCGTTTCTCATCAAATGTTTTATACTCCGGAAACCTATGTTTTACCAAAGGTTCTGCCAGCATATAGATTGAGTCTGTATCTATATACACGTTGTAATCTTCTTTAGTACCTAATTCCTTTTGGTACTTAATGTTTGCCATCTCTGCCGTTTTCTTAATAACAGTTTGACCCGTAATCGTAACTGCCTCTGCATTATCAATATCGTAAAACCGAAAGGCAGGAAGACCAAGAACACCATACATAGAGTTAAGAAGAATCTTCTGAACCAACTGCCTTTTAGCATAAAATTCATATTTCTCCGTATCACCCGCTTCACCATATTGTTTTTCTAATTTTCTAAATTCAACCCTTTGTGAAAACCATAAATCTAAAATATCTGCAATAAGTCCAGGTTTACTCTGGTCATACAGAACCCCATTGGCGGCTACACCCAATCCGTGCTCTTTAATCATTTGTTGTACTTCATTCTTACTATAAGTTTCAGTACTTCCAGCTGATGTTACATCGTATGTTTTATCCGTACCTCTAATCCACTCTTCTGCATCCCAATTTTCAATCTTACCCATTTTTGTTTCAGGTGAGATGTTTAGGGTCATAATGATTGATGGATATAGAGATGTTAAGTCCAAGTCATAAATCCAATCATACTTACCAACGATAGGTTCTTTTACATATGCTCCAATGAACTTCTCTTGATTATTATCATTGATTTCCTGCATCCTTTCTCTTCTATCCGCAGGTTTGTTAGGTGCTACTAAATTCTTTTGTTTAAGGTAGTTCAAACAAGCACCTTCCAAATACTTTGATGAATACACAAAATCCTCATACGGAACGTGTCCCGCATGGCAGATTGCTCTACATAGTTCAATGAATTGTAGTTTCTTTTCTAAACCAACCACTAACTCAACGTCTACTATGTTGTAATCAATGTATTTGTTTATATCTTCTCTGAATAAATCATCCAAATTACCTTTGTATTCTAACTTACCTTTACCCAACTCTTTGGTTGCAATATAGTTTAAGGTATAAGATGGTTCTAATGTATATGTGTATGTCTTATATAAGTGAATATAATCCAATGCACTTACCCCAGCAAAACTCCAACGATTTCTGTATGGTGAATAGAAACACTCACCAATTGGTGAAAGACGAGTTGCGTTACTTCTACCCAATACGTTTGTAATACGATTGAATAAATACGGAACGTCAAATGAGTCAATGTTCCAACCTGTGATAATTGATGGGTGTATTTCTTCGTAGATTGTTAAGAATGCTCTCAACAAATCTCTTTCATTACTATAAGATTTAACAATTCTGTTTCCAGTTGTAGTGTTTTTAACTTTATCATCCTTATCCAAAACCAAAGCATAATATACATCCGTTGCACTATCATGTAGTGCAATTGCTGTAATTTCATTCTTTGCTTTTTGAGTATCCGGTAGTCCTGATAACATTTCTACCTCAATATCGAATGTCATTATAACGTGTCCAACCGATGGAATATCGCTTGAATTATATAAATCTACCAATATACGAGTTGTTTCGGGTACATCCGATTCGAATAGATTTGGGTCATCCTTTGTAAACTCATACGTTTTGGAAACTTTAACCCCACTCAACGATGTTGCATCCCCAAATGGGTCAGCTCTCCAAGCATATGGTTTGAAATCTAAAACGTGATAGCCCGTAAGGTCATCCCACAAATGTACTTTGTTTTTGCCCTTTTGATAAAATATATTTTGATACAACTTATTATTGGTTTAATTTTTACAAAGATACGAAATATAAACCAAAAGAACAAATAGTTTAGTACATTTTTACTAAACTATCTGCCGCATATGTTACTGCTGCATTTGTTCCTTTGTGTCTACATTTGTAACCCATTCCTTCTACCATTCCTACTGCTTGACGGAACACTTCATTTGATTTGAATTGTGGGTCTGGGTTTAAATCTACGTCAATATATGTTGCCTTTGGTAATCCCGCTTCTCTTAAATACTCTGCTACCTCAATAGAAGACCATACTTCATGTATCAAACGATTACCTGAATAGTTCTCTCTATTAGTGTTCCAACGAGTGAAAAGTAAGTGAGCTCCTTTGCCGGGAGTGTAAAGTGCAATTACAATTGCATAGATTGTTTTTGTTTTGAATACTTGTGAATCACATCCAATGAGTATTTCAATACCATCGTTATTAGATAGGTATTCAGATATATATGTTACTAATTCTACTTTTTTTCTGTCAATTAATCTTCTGAATACCTTTTCCATATCCTTACCTTATTTTAAATTTGTGTTTACTACCATCGCTTTTACTATAAATGACATATAATGGTGAAACTTCAAATTGCATCTGCATAAACTTATTTGTATATTGTTGCCACTTACCTTTCTTTAAGTAAGCCACAGTCATATGTGGATTGTATTCTGGGTAATCGTTTGAATGTGGTAGCTTTTTTAATAACTCATTTGCTCTTTGTAATCCCTCACCACTTGCATCAAACTTTAATACATCGTAATCTGGGTTACCTTCGAAAATAGATGGGTTTGTTAGTTTAATATCACCAAACGGAACTTGGTTGATAATTTGAGAAACTACACCATCTGGTACATTTGTATGTAAACCATATAGTAATGTAACGTGTGGTTCTGTTTCTAAACCATAGTGACCATTCTCATCATCATATACATCAACATTACTAATTGTACTTGTCAATATAGATTCATCAAAATCTATGTATAACATTGCACACCCATACTGATATGGTGTCTTTTGTATTTCTTTTAATATCTTACGCAGTTTCATTTTGTTTGGTTTAATTGCTGTAATGGGAGGATTCGAACCATCCATAAGGTAATTAGGTAAAGAACAATTTTTGGCGCTTCCGGAAGCTAGGTGGTCAACCCCTTTATTATTCTTACTTTATTTATTTATCCCCGCCCCCGAGACAGGAGGGTGCGTCTGCCAATTTCGCCACATCACAATTTTTAAGGTTTGTGTAACCTTATATTTTTATTATTTATTTTTTATGAATAGTTCACCCAATACTTCCAATCTACCTACTTCAATTTGAAATGTAGTTTGGTCCATATCTAATGATATTTTACCCAATGTTTCTATAAACTCTTTTTTAGCGGTATCAATATCTAGTTCACCATTTTTTGCTTTCTCATAATAAGGTAGCTTAACAGCAAAGTGATGGTATGTTAGTAATGCATCTCCACCTTTTTCTTTAGCAGTTTGTGCTATTTTTGTAGCTCCACCCAATCTGTTATCTGCAAAATCTAAAAAATCAGTATCTTTTACCAATTCTTCTTTCAATATGTGTTTTAACTTTATCATACCTATAAATATTAACTTATAACAAATGTAGAGGATAGCGGATTCGAACCGCTGGTGGAGAATTACCCCCACGACAGTTTAGCAAACTGCTGGTTTAAGCCACTCACCCAACCCTCTATATTGTAGCCCCACCAAGAATCGAACTTGGAAATTCGCTTTAGAAGAGCGACGGTATATCCGTTTACCTATGGAGCCAGATGAGGAGGGTGTGAGATTCGAACTCACGGTCCTGTTACAGACTCCGGTTTTCAAGACCGGTGCAATAGACCAACTCTGCCAACCCTCCTTTTACTAAATTTGTTCTGACTTTAAAGTATCCAAAACAATTGGTGGATATTTCTTACGGATTTCCAATGAATCTTCCAATGCCCACTTTTGTTTAAGTTTGGCACGTTTCTCCATATTTTTAAGTTGTTCTTTTTTCTTTATAATATCTTTCGATAATTTTTCTATACGAACATACTTACTTGCATAATCCTCATCGGTTGCATCAACCCATTGGATTTTTCTTTGTAATTCTCTGATTTCAATTTTTATAGTTTCAACCAAAGGTGCTTCATCACTAAACTTTGGGTCAATTGAACCACCCAATGTGTTGAATAAAAGCATAATAGACATTCCTAATTCTTTCATAATAATATTATTTAATGTTACCCGAGCTGGATTCGAACCAACCCTAACTGCACCAAAAACAGTTGTGCTACCGCTACACCATCGAGCAATTCGCAGTTCGTACGGGATTCGAACCCGTGGTCTCTTCCGTGACAGGGAAGCATGTTGGGCCTCTACACCAACGAACTAAATTAAAACAAACTTTTTGTGTCCTTCTACACATCATAACCAATTTTCATTGGTGGTTACATTTCGTATTGGGTTAATTACTCCCCACTTATAGTAACTCTCTCCTGACCTGTATGACTATTCCGGCTTCAACAGGACCATTTTGGATTTTATATACCATGGGGTTACACCATAGTCTTCGTTTGTTTTGTAGCTCTAATGGGAATCGAACCCATCTTATGAACTACTTACTAAATGCACCAACTCTTCTCTCCAATCCTAGTATTAAGGAGTGTCACCTACATTTAATCATCATTCACCCACTCATTGTCTTTGGTGCTACCTCAACAATTATAGAGCCAAATACGATGGTTTATCCTTTTTACTTATCAAGTAATCCTTTCGGCACTTTGGCAACTTAAAAACATACCATCAAACGAAACATCAATCGGAGCTTCCGGTCGGGCTCGAACCAACCACCTGCTGATTACAAGTCAGCTGCTCTACCATATGAGCTACGGAAGCAATTAAAGATTAACTACACCTATTAAAGAAATCACATCTTCTCTTCCCCAAATGAGGAATTAGTTTCACCCACATAGGCGACTTACGTTAATCTTTTGTACTCCGTACGGGAATCGAACCCGTAAGCTTCCACGTGAAAGGCGGATGTCCTAACCAATTAGACGAACGGAGCATTTACAAATATAAGTATTTTCTTTTATAATTCCAAACTTTATTGGGATTATTTGGTGGGAGTAGAAGGACTCGAACCTCCGAACTCGTAGAGAAGTGATTTACAGTCACCCGCAATTGCCACTATGCGATACTCCCAAATGTGTGGGTAGGAGTCTCATCCCACACTAGACTTAAGGTTTCGAGTTCTTTTACAACTTACTCTGAAAGTTATTCGCCCGCGTGTCCTTCACCTTAAAGCGGGAGCTCCTTATGGAGCAGGTAGTCAGATTCGAACTGACGTCTCCGGTTTGGAAGACCAGAGCACTAACCACTGTGCTATACCTGCAAATTTCCCCACATTGAGATTACTTGTGAGTAGTTATTTATAGTTTTTCCTTTCAAAAACCCAATGCATCTTACTGCTTAAAAAGTCAACACTACGGGGAGGAGATGTGTCGTTCTCCTTTATTCCCACGACACCGGCGTTTAAGGATGTCCGGTCCAATACCCTATCCATTGTTAAATGAGTCTTGGATTAAAGACTACCGAGTATCTCTTACTCGTTGTGGACCAGGTAGGAATCGAACCTACTACCTTTTGATTATGAGTCAACTGCTCTAACCGAGTGAGCTACAAGTCCATATCGTTTAATCTAACGATAAAATCTAATATCGTTTCTTTCAACGATAAATAAGGTACCGGAGGAGGGATTGGCTACCCACACGCAGTCCTTTTCGGTTACTGCACCACTTCGAATCAGGCACGTCTAATGGTTGTACTTCCCATTTGTTCCGCCACTCCGGCATATTTCTTTTGGTGGAGAAAGTGGGATTCGAACCCACGACCTCTTGAATGCAAATCAAGCGTTCTAGCCAACTGAACTAAATCCCCATTATGTACTCGAAGAGGGACTTGAACCCACACGCCCATACGGACAACAGATTTTAAGTCTGTCTTGTCTACCATTCCAACATTCGAGCAACTCTACAAATATACAAAACTTTTTTCATATATCCAAATTATTCTACATATTTTGTCCAACTATCTATTACGAAACAATATTCACAAAATTGTCTTCTTGCTAAAATATTACTTGCATTTGTAACTTTAATTTCTGCTAAATTAGGGTTATTTTTTGTATATAAACGTGCTGGCACTCCACCCTGATATGTTCCTTTTATATTTAAGTATCTTAAATTATTATTCCACATTATTATAAATGATAAATTCGGGTTATTACTACAATCCAAAGATTCAATTTTATTATCATGCGCCCAAACATCTTCAATCAATTTATTTCTACTAATATTCAAACTTGTCAATCTATTGTTTTGCATATATAATCTGCGCATTTTTGGATTGTGTGAAATATCAATAGATGTTACACCTCGAGTTGTTCCATATCCAGCTCTACCTTCCGTATTACCAAAATCCAATTCATTTAGATTGTAATTTCTGGAAACATCAAATGTTACAATATCATTATCACCTGCTCCAAAATACTCTAACTTATACAATGAACTCACATCAATACTTGTCAATTTATTATCCCAAAAGGAAACCCAAGTTAAGTTAGGATTTTTAGATAAATCTACACTACTAATTTGATTGTGAATAATACGCAATCGTTGTAGATTAGGGAATGCTTCTATACCTCTGATATTACTGATATTCATATTATCTAATATCTCAATTGTAGTTACATTTGCGATTGGTGCAGTTCTTATTCTACCATCCAATACAAAATCGTATCCTCTATCTATTAGTGCCTGTTCAAATCTACTATCAGGTACACTCACATACTCCGGCAATGCCGATAGTGTTGGTGGTGGTGTTGTTACAACAGGTCCAGGTACAAATGTTGTTGGTGGTGGTGTTGTAGGCGATGATGGTATAGTAGGTATAGATACTATTGGAGCTGGTGGAGGTGTATCATCCAAAGTTCTGAAATTTCGTTCATTACCATAAACTATACCCTTTGAGTTTATACAATATGCTCTAATATAGTATGTTGAATTAGGTATCAGTTCATTTACATCTACCATATATCCACCCAAACCATTTCCTACTGTAAGTTTTCTATCTGAAATTGTAGGTGTTTTCTCTCTACTAATTACTACACCTCTTTCAGTTACGGGTGTATTACCTTCGTTTGTAACCTCACCACCAATTCTTGCACTCCTAAATGAGATATTCCCAATATCGTTGGTAGATATTTTTGCAAATGTATAATCTAATGTTGAGAAATTTACTTCATCACCATATACAATACCTGCTTCATTCTGCGTATATGCTCTTGCGTAGTATTTAGTATTTACTTCTAATTTAGTAACTACAATCTTATACTCTCCCAAATCCGTAACCGATGATTTGAATTTCATATCATCAATAGTTGGGTTTTGTGATTTGGATAAAACTATCCCACGTTCCTTTAACTCACCTCTACCTAAATCTTTTACATTCCCACTTAATGTTGCTACATTTAATCCAATATCCGTTACTGAATTTGTTTGGATTGTAGGTAGTTTATAATCTAATGTTGAAAAACTGATTTCTTTACCATAGGATGTACCCATAGCATTTGTAGCAAAGGCACGAACATTGTACTTTGTACCTGCTTTTAGTTTGATTACAACTAAATCAAATAAACCCATCCCATTACCCGTATTGAATGTGCTATCGGTAGTTGTTGGTGTTGGGTTAGTACTAATACAGAATCCACGCTTTAATATGGGCGTTTCGCCATCATCTGTGATATTACCATATAGTTTTACCGATGTAAGAGTTATATTGCCTAAACTATCGGTAGTTAAAGTTGGTAAAAGATAATCTCCCGTTGTAAAATTCTTCAATTCACCATAAGCAGTACCATATTTGTTTTTGGCGTATGCTTTATAGTAATAAGTTTTATTGGGGGTTAGTTTGGTTAGTTGTGATTTGAATATTGTAATATTCGTATCTAATTTAATGGTATTACCATATCCATTCACATCTGCATTACTTGCATAAATAAACCCACGTTCAATTGTAGGTGAATATGCAACATCTTGTACTTTACCTACAACAAATGCAGATTTTAGTGTAACATTGATTGCATCCTCTGTGAATACAGATGGTGGAGTATCAATTATTGTTGGTTGTAGTGCTTCTTCCTTTGCACAACCTAATAATAGGAAAATACCTATTAGAGTGATTTGTAACTTTTTCATATTTAACTTTTAGATTTTATTTAACAAATATACAACATTTATTTTATATTTCCTAACATTTTTTACTTTTTTATTTTATGGTTGCGTGTGTGGGGTTCGAACCCACTTGGCTTTCCTTATGAGAGATAGCTCTTTTCCACCAAGCCACGCAATATGGGGTGTTTAATGGGATTCGAACCCATACTATCAGTACCACAAACTGACGTGCTGACCATTAACACTATAAACAACGAGGTGAATATTGGATTCGAACCAATGTAAATGCTTTTGCAGAGCACTCCCTAACCACTCGGACAATTCACCATAATGTAGTTCCATAGAGACTCGAACTCCAACTTTGACATCCGTAGTGTCAGGTGCTATCCATTACACCATAGAACCATTGCACGTCCTGAAAGATTCGAACTTTCATCTGCGGTTTTGGAGACCGATATGCTACCATTGCACCAAAGACATGTATTTATTTCCAAAGTAAAAAATTACCTTCAAAAAATTTTCCAACCTTTATCTAAAAGTTGAAAAAGTGTAGAGAAAATAGGACTCGAACCTATAACCCCCGACGTATCAGGTCGGTGCTCTAACCAATTGAGCTATATCTCTGTGTAGGGTGAGCGAGACTCGAACTCACAGCCTCTTGCTCCCAAAGCAAGTAATCTAACCATTGATATACCACCCTATATTGTGAACCCGTTGGGAATCGAACCCAAAACCCCTACATTAAAAGTGTAGTGCTCTACCAATTGAGCTACGAGTTCATTGGTGGAGCAGACAGGTATCGAACCTGTTCCTCTGGATTTTCAGTCCAGCGCAATGAACCTCATCTGCCACTACTCCCCAAGTCCGATTTTGATATGTAGCATCGGGAACTACCTGTGTCCATAGTAGGATTCGAACCTACACAATCTGGTTTCTAAAACCAGCACGGTTGCCAATTACGTCATACGGACATCTATTGTAGTGAGTGAGGGACTTGAACCCCCAACATCCGCCATGTAAAGACGGCGCTCTACCAATTGAGCTAACCCACTATTTCACCATTATGTCAAAGAACTTATTCTTGCGTTGATGGTAGGATTCGAACCTACGACCAATAGATTAACAGTCTACTGCGCTACCACTGCGCCACATCAACTTATTTTTAAACATAAAAAAACCCCTAACTTTTTGAGTCAGGGGTTGTTTTAATTTAAGTATGTAGTTTGGTTTTATCCCAAGTCTACATCGTTTAATATTGTTGCCCCTAACTGATTTTTAATTCCTTTCGAACTAAAATCACACACGCGATTGCCTGCCCACATCAAATTTGATGTCGGTTGATAAGCTATCGTATGTAGGTTAAGAGTTTTCATTTTCTTTTTTCTTTTAATATATATAACTTTTTTTTATTTTAAGTTAAAAATAGTAATATTGGTTATTATTTTATAATTTAAATTTTGGAGCGGAGAGATGGAATCGAACCACCTCATTGTACAGGAATGTACACATGCTACCGGAACACTTTCTCCGCTTATGGAGCGAAACAAAGGAATTGAACCCCCTCCTCCGACCTGGACGGCCGATGTGCTACCATTACACCAATCTCGCTTATATTATTACGGATGAGAATACTCACGTAAAAGAACCAGCTTTCGTTGGATTATTGTTTCCCAACTTTTCCACTATCTTTTGGATAGTACCGATTCAATGCGGGTTAGTTAAGCCAACCACTCATAAAGTTACAAACTACTCTCTCTTTACTCCGCTTCTTCTACTCTGCCGAACAGATTCACACTTGCGGTGTTAGAAGTTTTTCGAAAGAATCACAGACCTCTTGCGGAGGTATCGTGGCAAGGAACAACTCCCTACTATGTACGCACCTTTCGTTTGCAACTGACGAACACTTTTGCTCTTTTTGTTTATAGTTTGCACTAACCGGCAAATTGAGTTTGGTTTGTAGATGGTTTCAAGTAGTGGTTCGCCAACCTGCTCCGTTATCTTTTGAACAACAGAATACTGAACTACTCGATGTGTTATCCCTAACACCATACTTTAAGTTTGCTTCATAACTCCTACCTTGGTAGGTGAAGAGTAAGGATAATAACGACACCACTCGTACTTTATCTTACCTTTCGGTTTTAAGCAAACTCTAATATTGAATCACGCAATTGTTGAAAGGGATTAAGTTTCAGTTTCTCGCAATAACTCTATGGATTATTCTTATTGGTGTTCCCACCTCAACTGAACTATCTACTTTAGCCCAGTCATTTCACCACCCTCTTTACAGTGTTACCCTCAATACTAAAGGTGAAATGATATTCCACTTGCCTACTCAAGCTCCTTTCGAAGCCGCAAATCACTTAAACCAAATGATTCACTTTATCCTACTTTCGTAGTTTATTTCACGACCATAGGCGGCCGATGTACACTATGTAGAACTAGTCTACTATGTGCTTATATTTTAAAGAACATTTTTAATTTGATTAACCGAGTATCTTTCATCACCTATTGGTCTCAAATCTATAATACAAATATACGAAACTTTTTCCATATATCAAAATTATTTTTACTTTTTTTTTGTTGGATGAGTAGTGGGATGGTATTTCTACCTCTCGGGTCCTCTTAACACCGGACTTCTCCACACCGGCATACTAACCTCATTTTCTATAATACAAATATACGAAACTTTTTTCATATATCCAAATGATTTCTCATTTATTTTTGGTTGCGGGAGACAGAATCGAACTATCGTAGACCTGGCTTATGAGACCGGTGGGAAACCAACATCCTCCCCGCGATTTATTATGATACAAATATACGAAACTTTTTTCATATATCCAAATGATTTCTCATTTATTTTTTGTGGAGATGTTGGGATTCGAACCCAAGTCCAAATAAGTTTCTAATGTAAATCGTTCACAAGTTTATTCAATTTTTCTAAACTGAAAAAATATAGAGTTTCTATTTTGCCATTGCCACTCTCAAATGTGGAAGATTCACTTTAATAGGTAGAACCTCAAACGAGACCTTAAATTGTTCACTTCTTTTTAAGTCCCACGAGTGATGCGGGATTGATTAGGCAGCTACTGCGTAATCGAATGAGTTCATCCATGCCATAGCATCTTCGAACGTCATTGTAGATAATTCTACGTTTGCACTTATTGTTTGATAGGTCTTCAAAGGTTTCCATCTAACCTTACTTGCATCAATACAACCAGTCTTCATACCTGTCAAAAGCCGGTCATCCCCATATTTCAAATAACGTTTACAAATATACGAAACTTTTTTCGTAATTCCAAATTATATATATCTTTTTTTTTATTTTACGTTCCGCTTTGATAATTGAAAATTGAATGCTACTGTCATTCTTTCATCATCGGATGGTTCTACATAGTGTGGTAGGTACGATGGGAAGAAAACTATTTTACCTTTCGTTGGTAAAACTTTGTGTTTAAGACCCCTATCACAAAATACGGTATGTGCATTTGAATCATTCAAATACCAAACTCCAGAAAGTATATTGTTAGCATGGCTATGGTATTCTTGATACTTTCCCGCCGTATAATAATTCCACCACATATTATATTCATAAATAAAATTATCACCAAATCCATTGTAAGGTGGTGTAGTTTTAACTATTTCTATAACATTATCTATTATTTGATTATGCTCTTTAGTACCATATAATAGTTTGCTTTCATAATTAAAAGATGAATACACACCGCCATCCCAATCAATTGGAGTATCGTATTTGGTATCATCTTTTATATCTTCCCTAATACCATCGGTTAAAGAATCTGGAACTTCTATATAATTTTCAAATATTCTTATTGGAAAAATATCAATACTTTGCATATCTAATCTTTTAAGTTTATTATAACTTTTTTAAAAATCGTATAAACCAGCAACTGATTTAATATTACAATCTGAATTAAATGATATAATAGTTTTTACTATATTACTTTCCACATTTGGTGCTCTATGTAAAATGAAACTTGGGAATGTTAAAACATCACCTTCATTTACATCTAACTCTATAATCTCTTTTTGGTTCATTGGATTTAAAAGTTGCGTTTTAGGGGCCCCTTCTGGTAAATCTAAATAATAAACATTGGTAAATTGGCAATTTAAGTGAACATGCCAACCATGCTCTGAACCTTTTTTGTATTGTTGAAACCATACATTATGTATGTTCATTTCATTATAACCCAATTCTAAAAATCTGTTTTGCATTAATGCCACAATAGGAGGCATTGCAATTTTTGTGTATTCTCTTTCAATATCTCTACTAATATTCCAATCAGTTCTCGTTATATCAGTATAATCTTCTGCGTATGTATAACGATTTGATTCAGCATCATTAATTAAATCTAAAACATCTTCCTTTATTAAATCATGCTCCGATAGTTTGGAAATGATATATGGACATTCAATCCCTTTAATCATAATTTAATTTTCAAAATTTAAAATAACATTTCCAGCTGCTACTATTCTTTCTTTTGTAGATGTAGGTGCTAGAGATGGTAGATGTTCCAAATTTGCATCAAATGCATAGATGTATCCTTCTTCTGGAAAAAATGTATGTGTTATACTATGGTCTTTATCATCTCTAAAAAACAATTTACCTTCTGGTCCTTTACAATTATTAGGAACTTGTACATAATATACCCAAGTCCAATCTGTAAATGTATCGAAATCTGGATGAAATTTTAAATGATTGTGATAATGTGCTTCCTTTAATTCGGGTACTGCTATGTATATCCAAGTTCTTTGGTATCCACTTAAATACTTTTCATTATTTAACTCCGTAAAAAAATCTCTTACTTTATTATAACACAATGAAAACATATTACGTGTCTCATCACCACATAGAGTTTGGCCATCCATTTGTAAACCAGGTGCTCTCATACGAGTATCATTGAATCTCTTATCTGGCATCCACAAATCCCTATCAATTTGGACTTCAGTAATAACCTTTTTATTATCAATACCACTTATAGGTATTTTGTAAATTTTATGATTTAAAAAACCAATTTCTTCGTAACTAATCATAACTTATTATTCTCCTATTTCATACTTTTTAATGCTCTTGCAGTTGCTATCCATTTTTTAGCAATTGGATTTGTTATTGGTTGTGCTAAAAATCTAGATGCTGCTTTTGTTACATCACCATGCTTAACGCCCTTTACTGAATTATCAACAATTGAAAATTTATATCCACCAAATAATTGTTGGAACTTACCAAGATTTTCTTGAACATCTTTCCAAGTCTTTGAAACTAGTTCATCCGATAATGTTCTTGCTCTTTTTCTATTATTTTCTTTTGCTACTTCCAAAGATGTATTTACAAATACCATATAACAATCATACCCCAACTCTTCTGCGTGTCCTTTTTGTTTAGCTATTTTACTATAATCATGTCCAGTTCCATCAATAATCATTCCCAATCTACCAGCCTCATAGAAATCTTTTAATTGTTTTGTTATACCTTTAGCCACATTACGCATCGAATCTGGTGCGTTTCCTTGTATCTTATCCCACAATTGAGGGTCTTCCTTCTCAATTTTTGATAAATCTTTTGGACTGATGCCATTCTTTTTTAATTCAGCTTCAAATGCAGCATCTGAATTAACTACTTTTAAACCAGCCGGTGCGAATTTTGTATAATCAGATACACCAAATATTTCTTTTGCCATATAACCCTTACCACTACCGGCTCCACCTGCTAAAAATACACACTTAAAGATACCAGGGTCATCAACACCCTCTGCAATCATTTGCTCTTGCAACTTTTGCTTTGTTCTTTGTAAGTATATACTTAACGTAGATAGTTCATCTACCGCTTCGTTCAATAAATGTTTAGACATAGTTTAATTGTTTATATAGTATAAATATATATTTTTTTTAAATATGTGTCCAAATTTGCCTTTTAACTATCTTACGAACATTGGTAGTTGATACTCCATTGTTTCTTGCAATTACTTTCAAATTACGATGTCCTATTTCCCATAGGTGTCTGATAGATATAACCTGTACATCCGTTAGTTTGTGGTTTGGATGTTGTTCGCCTTTTAACATTTATTAAAGTCCTACATTTTCCCAATTCGAATTGATGAACCCAGCATCCCTACCAACGGCAACTGCCATAGCACGTGCGTTTTCGGGCTCACCCTTTGAATTGTTGTTGATTAAAATTCTTTCTTCTCGTCCGATACCCATTACGATTTGGTGATAACGAATACCTGCGGTTTCCATTTGTTGTTTAGTGATTAGTTCCAAGTTCCACGGCCTAGCAGTAGTTAATACAATGTGATGTCCGGCTTCATACCATTCATTCATTTTCTCCGCAACACCTGGTAAAACATTTACCACATTTGGATTTAAATCTTCAAAACGAACTTGCTCAATCAAAGTCCCATCTATATCACTAAAAATTGTTTTGTAATTTTGTTCTCTTTTCATATCTTTTTAATGTTTAACTCTCACTACTCTATAAAGGTAAGCAAAAAAATTCACATTTCCTAATTTTTAACCATTTATTTTACAAATAATTTACACCCCATACGCCGTATGCTGCAGTTCCATCAATGATGTTTCCTCTACTATGTTTGGCAGGAGAGTCACGAGAAGCGGCTTTCATTAAATCACCTTTCTTAATTGGTACTCCTTTGTATTCACCTTCGTAACGAGAGATAAAACCCCACACCGAGCCATCCTTAATCAATTTAATAAATTTAGTACCAACTCGCATCTCTAATACTGGCACAGTTAAGTTTGATAAACTAGTTGCGTAGTATTCTGCAATTTCTAAATTAACTTTGGCAATAAATGCGTCAACGATTGGGTTATTGTAGTTTTTCATATCTTTGTTGTTTTATGTTTAACTCTTATTACTCTATAAAGATAGGTAAAAGTTTTCACATTTCCTAGTCTTTTCTAAAAAACTTTTCATAAGTTTCTAAAAAAATAAATTCAGCTAAACACACTACTGAAAATACAATGATGATTGAAACCATCCAAATATCTTTTGCTATTCTATACATATTATTATGTTCTAAAGTGTGCTCCGTTTGATGCCCATCCTTTGGAGTGATTACTATATGTTGGACGGGGGGTGTAAGCAAATGAACCTGCTGCCATTCGAGAGGTATTACCAATCGCATCCCAATCTGATTCCCATTTATCAGGCAATACACCCTCTGTTATATAAAAAGATTGAGAATCACCAATAATTCCCATAGGGTTAATATCCTTTTTAGCAACCTTACGGAAGATATTCTTACGATTTTCTTTATCTACTTCGATGAATAGAACTGAACGAGCTTTGACCTTACAAACTTTAAGGAATTTAGTTCCCTTTTTACCATCTTTGGAAACTACTACGTGAACCATTTGACCTATTAAATTTTCCATATCTTTATCGTTTTGTTATATAGTAAAGATAAGTAAAATAAATTAAAAAGTCAAGCGTTTTGTAAATTATTTTTTAGGTTTTTTTATTGCTGCAAATGCCGTCTTATATGCGGGTGATGTTTTATCGTAACCCAATGCAGTTTTAACTTTAATGTTTCTACCTGTTTCTGGATTCTTTATTCTCTTATCTAATGCACCTACCGGTATCATAGATGATAATTTTTTAATATTGGCTTGTTGTTTTTCTGCACCGGCTTTTGTTCCACTTTGTGCTTTTTTTCCAGTCTTAAACATCATCGTTTTTTCTTTATCTCTAAAATTAGAGTACGCTTGGCCTATTTGATTTGGGTGAAACTTACCTATGTTTTCCTCACCACCTTCTCTAAAAATTAAATGTGCATTTCCTTTTGTATCCTTACCACCATATATAACAGAATCTTGGTTATACTTTTTTACAATATGTTCCATAAATTCTTTTGGTGCACCTGGTATAAACAAAGTTTCTTCTACTGCGTCTACCAATTTATCAGATGGGCACTTTGCATATGGTATGGCTGAATCTTGACACTCTCTCCAATGTCCACTTACTTTAAAAAACCCTAAACCCCTTTTTCTGCAATCCGCTTCTAATTGTTTATTTAATTTTTTATTTTCAGCAGGTGTATTGGCGTAACGATATGCACTTGCCATTCCCCAACTAGGAACTTTTTTATCTACCACGTGTTGATATGCCCGTGCTAATGATGCTTCGTCTAATTTATGAAATTTTTCCATTCTATATTATTATACTAATAAATATAATAAATTATTATTTTACCTACCAAAACCGATTTTACCCTTTTGGATTTCTGTTTTGAATTGTTCTGTGTTGATGTTGTAGATGTCAGCTAATGTCATTCCTTCCGTTACTACATTATCCATACCCAAATGTTTAATAAGAATATTAGTATCATCTACATTTAGTTTATCAAACTTATGTTCCGCAATCAATCTACCTTTTCTTAATAGAGCAGAATCAATCTTCTCCTTATCCATATTGAATGTTGCAATAATACTAATGTTTAGAATATCACCCAATATACCATCGGTTAAATTAAGAATGTTGGATACACCAGTAGATGAGTGTGAATTATTCCTATCACCAATAATCTTTTCAGCATCCTCAATCACCAAAATACAATCTTTATTATCCATTAAGAATGGAACAAAATCAGGATTCACAATACTCTCTGCCAAAATTGGTGGTAAAAATAATACCTTTCTCTTCATATGATTTGCCAACCATTTGATGTATGTAGTTTTACCCGTACCTGGTAATCCGTGTAGTAGAACTAATCTACCTCGTTGTTCCTTTTTGGATGTAAGTGCGGTTACAATTGAATCGTTTATCTTAACAAAATCCTTACCATAGTTTAATTCTAAATCAATCTTTGGTTTTGGTAATTTAAACTCTTCCGTTTCAAACCCATAGGATGTTGCTTTCAATAAATGTATCTTACCCTCTTTATTTTGTTTGGATAGTTTTGTAACATCATTTAATATAATGTTCTTTAATACATCGTTTGAACAAGTGTATGCAAATGATAATCTATATTGATTTTTCTTTATTGATTTTGCCTCTGGTTCTATATAATCAGGTTCCTCAAAGAAATCACCTGAAATCTCCGATACATTTATTAAAATTAAATCCATACCATCAAGCCTCTTTTCGTAAGTTGAATTACGTTTTGAATCCTTTGTTGATATAAAATACTCCGATTGCTGAATTTGATTAAATCCTGCATTTTCTATTAATGCTAAAACCTTCTTATCAAATTTTATATCATTTGAAAACTTTGTGGTGTTATACAATTTACCAGTCTTTAAGGCAATGTATTTGCCCATAGAAAAGTCATCACCATGTCCTGCCGTATATAATTTCTCTAATTCTGTGTTCATTACCAAAAGTTTTTAGCTATTTCCGTACTTGGTTCTATTGTAGTATGGTGTTCAATTCCCTTATTATACTCTCTTGCATTTTTTGGATACTCTCTGATTGGATGTTTTAATCGTTTCATCAAATCTTTCTTCTCACGTTTATCTTGTGGTATCAACTGAATGTATCTATGTTTTGGTGGTTCTTCTCTTCTCCAAAATTCAGTATATCCATCTTTACCAATTTCTCTACGAAGATGTTCCAAATTACCACTTCCCCATTTAGTAAATACACTTCTACTATGTATCCATTTGTATGGGTCTTTTTGGATTGAGATACCATAATTTGGCATTAGTGCAATATCAGTATTTAATCCTTGATAAATCCAATTGGTTGCTTGGTATATTCCACCCAAATGTTCCTGTCCATTATCAGCGTATGAGAGCAAAACTTTGATTGCCTTATCATTTTCCTTCAACCACTTAAAAGATTGCCCTAAAGCAAAACTCTCAATGTTAGAACCATACCCATCATCGCAATATAAACGAGTCAATTCTAAAATATTATCTTTAGTCAAACCATCGCATACAGATGTAGGTGCTTTAGCTCCAACTGGAAACCCATAGATTAAACAACCTATCAGTTTTTCTGCATCACCCAAAGCATTTTCAGTATCCGTTTTATAGAATATACCCAACGAATATCTACAAGCAGTCCAAGCGTGAGTATAGTGTTTCTTTACAATAATTTCTTTTGCAATAGATGTACTAATCTCCCTAACGGATACTTTGGTTGTATCACAATAATTTTTGTTAGCTTCTTTCAATTGGTTCTAATTTATATATTTCATCAACATGCTCTTCACTTTCTTTTGGATATGGGAAAGTTTCATGCTTTAAGGATTTAATTAATTGCTTTCTAACCTTTTTATCTTTAGTTAGGAAATACACATAACGATGTTTTTGCGGTTCTCGTTTAATCCAAAATGGCGATGTTACCATTGTTTGTATTTTCTTTGGGTCATTAGTACCATAATATGGAAATATAGTTCTACCATGTTGCCACTCATCTATTTCACTCCACTTAAAACTCCAACTATCACTCCACCTAATTTTGTTACCTTGATAAATCCAATTAGTAGCTTGGTAAATAGTTCCTTTGTGTCCAACCTTTGGGTCTGAATATGAAATTAGTGCTCTAATCTTTGGTGTATTATCTCGTAACCATTGAAATGTTTGTGCTACAAACCAACTCTCTATATTAGAACCATATCCATCAAATACAAATAAACGAGTCAATTCTAATACTGTATCTCTATCCAACATATCGGAAATAGATGCTCCGGTATTTCTACCAATAGGGTCACCATAACAAGCTACACCTATTAGCTTTTCATTTACTCCACTAAAAAATTGATGCTCATCCTCTGATTGATAAAACAAACCCAATGCATAGGATACCTTTGTCCATATACCACTATAATGGTTATTTACAATAATATCCTTTGCAACGGATTTGTTCACAGGTCTAACTATGAGTTTGGATGTATTACAATACTCCTTACCTTCTACTTTCATAGTTACAAAGATAATAAAACTTTTTTATATAACCTAATTTTTTACTACAAACTTTCGTTTATAGCGTTTACATATGCAACTTTTGAAGATACACCAGCGAATCTTTGTACTTCCTTACCATCTTTTTCAATAATTACAGTAGGAACTGAACGGATATTATATTTAGTTGCTAATTCAAATGCTTCATCTACATCATATTCTTCAAACTTAACACCACTAACGGATTGTTTAACTTCTTCAAAAATTGGTTTTAGAGTTTTGCATGGTCCACACCAGCTAGCTGAAAATTTCTTTACACTAATCATTTTTATCTTCCTTCTTTATTTTGTTTTTCTTTAAATTCATCATATGCATCCAATAATGCATCTACTACTGGATGTCTGTGATTTGTTAATAGAGTTTGTGAATCCATATCTTTAATCTTTTTTGCTGCAGTTACTAAAAACTTAAATCCACTTTCTCCTTTATACTTTAAATCTACTTGTTGTGAATCACCACAAACAACCATTTTACTTCTTAATCCCAAACGAGATGTAATCATTTCCATCTGGTCGTTTGTACAATTCTGTGCTTCATCTACAATAATAAATGAATCCAAAAATGTTCTACCTCTCATAAATGCCAAAGGTACAATTTCCACTTGTCCGTTTTCTAAAATCTTATCAATCTTTTCTTTATTATATAGTTGATAAAAATTAGAATAAACAGGTTGCATCCAAGGTTCCATTTTCTCTCTCAAATCACCAGGTAAGAAACCAATCTCTTCTTTACTTACCGTTGGGCGAGTGATGATGATTTTGTGAACCGTCTTTTTAAATAACATATCCAATGCTACTTGGCAGGCAAGTAGTGTTTTACCACTACCTGCTTTACCACTTAATATTGTAATTGCGTTATTTAGGATTTTTTCCTTTGCTTCTTTTTGTTCTTCGTTAAGTTGAATTTGAAATTTAATTGGTCCTTTCGGCTTCTCAATAATTTCTTCTTTTATCTTTTCGGTCAATTCTTTGTTTTTATTTGATACATTCTCACCCATAACATTATTGTTTAGTTTATCCTTCACACGAAACACAATCAGGGTCCATTGCTCTTGCCGCAATATCTCCTCTTAATACTGATTCTGTTCTCATATAGTATAGAGTTTTTACACCCTCTTTCCATGCTTCCATAGTAACCTGATTAATCCACTTTGGTTCTGCGGTTGCAGGGAATGCTAAATTAAGAGAAACAGCCTGGTCTATATATTGTTGTCTAACACCAGCTTGCTTTACTAAATCTAATTGGTTTATTTCCTTAAATGTTTTAAATACATCTTTAACTGAACTACATTTATGCATATGGTCTTCAGTAGTTACTTCGTTACATTGAACTAATTTACCTTCAAAGAAACACCACTCATCCAAGAAATCTAAATCTTGTACAGAGCCACCATCTGCAAGGATTTTATCCCATACCTCTTTGGTGTTTTTGGTCATCTTTCTTAACACTCTTTCTAACTCTGGGTTCTTACGAATGAATGTTCCTTTTGATGTCTGCTCTGTAAATACATTTGCTGCCCAAGGTTCAATACCACTACTAACATTACCACTCAATTTAGAGTTTGATACTGTTGGTGCCACTGCTCTCAAATGTGTATTACGGAAACCAGTATCTCTACACCACAATGGCTCACCATACTCTGCTCCCATATCTCTACTTGCTCTTTCACTCTCAATTTTCATTTGAGAGAAAATCTTACGAGTTTCAAATTGTGCTGGCAAACCTTCAAATGGAATACCCTTTTGTTGTAGGTATGTATGCCACCCTAATACACCCAACCCTAATGCTCTTCCTTTTACTGCTGAACGAACTGAATTATCAAATCCAACTAAACCTTTAGCTCTTTGTATAAACTCTTCTAATACACCATCTAAAAACATAGTAGCAGTATATACTAAATCAGTATTTTTCCACTCATCGTATTTAGCAAGATTGAGTGATGAAAGGCAACATACGAATGAATGGGATTCGTCAGTATGTAATACAATCTCACTACAAATGTTTGTCATATACACCTTCAAACCATTCTTTTTATATGCTTCTGGGTTTTGTTTGTTTACATTACCCTTATACATAATATATGGTTCACCCGTTGCTTTTCTTTTTTGTAATAACTTACCCCATTTTCTACGAGCTTCGGTTTCACCATCCTGCAACTTACGCATAAACTTATCACCCACTACTGCACATTGGTGCATATTTAATGATTGACGATTCACATCGCCCTTTGGTTCTCTAATCTCCAACCAATCCTCAAAATCTTTATGCTCAATGTTCATATTTACCGAAGCTGCGCCTCTACGAACTGAACCTTGATTTGTAGCAAGTATAGTTGAATCATAAATTTTACAGAATGGAACTACACCATCCGATGTACCATTACCAGTAATCTTTGCACCAGCTGGTCTGATTTGGTTTATACCAATACCAACACCACCACCATGCTTTGCTAACAACATTAGTTCTAAATTCTTTGAACCAATCTCATAGATACTATCACCTACATCAATACCAAAGCATGAAATTGGTAATCCCCTATCTGTACCCGTGTTCGATAATACGGGTGTTGCTAAACATAACCACCCTTTCCAAATGTAATCAAAAAACTTTGTAGCCAATTGAGGTTTACCCAATCGTTGTGCTACCTTTGTAGATACACGCCAATACGCATCCTTTGGTTTTTCACCATCTTGTAAGTAACCTTTAGATATAGTCTTTACATATATCTCATTATTTCCCCATTGTGGGAAGTCTACATCAACTTCCCAACCAAATTCTTCTCCGTAATTTCTCATAATTTAATTAAAATATATCTCCCCAATCTTCCCCTTCACCTGCTTTTGAATAATCCGTTGGTCTCATTGCAAAGAAATCAGTATGTGTTACTCCACCTGTAAGATGGTAGAACCAATCTAATTCACTTGCTTTCTTTTCATTGTATTGAAAATAATCATCTCCACCTACGAATGGATTGTAACCTAATTCTCCTAACTTTTCATTGATTCGTTTTGTAATGAAGTGTTTTAAATCATCTTTTTTAAGATTTTCTAAATCACCTCTTTCAAATATCTTATCAATATACTTATGTTCCAAACCTTGCATTATATGTGCTGCTTCATATATAGAAGATTTTGCTTCTTCTAACAATTCAGGATACTCATCACACATATGTCTGAATAATTGACAACCCATTTTAGAATGTAGTGATTCATCTCTTACACTCCACTTCATTTGTTGTCCAATTCCTTTCAATAGATTTCTCATTTGGAAAGAATATAGAACTGCAAATGAAGAGTATAGTGCTACACCTTCTGCAAATGCTGAAAAGATTGCTAATGAACGTGCTACCTCTTTTCTTGCAATTGAGTTTGTTCTTATGTCTTCTGGTGTCCAATCTGCCGTAGTTTGTGTTAGCATCTCAAATCTTGCTCTCATTGCATCATCGTGTAAGAATCCTTCAAAATCATCTAACCCCAATGTTTCATTTAAGTAAGAATATGCTACTGCGTGGATTGTTTCTTGTGAACCAAACAACATAGCCATTTGTCTTATTTCATGCTTTGGAAACCATTTAGTAACCATCCCTGTCCAATAATCGGAAACCGCACATTCTGTTTGAGCAAAGCCCAAAAGAATATTTCCAACTAAATTCTTTTCAGCAGGTGATAGATTTTCGTTCCAATCTTTAACATCACCTTGCATCGGTATTTCCGTATGTAACCAAAACGCTTGAGCTTGTAGTAACCAACCTTCCGTATAATAAACAGGGTATTCAAATGGTTTATATGCTACCCTTTCTGTAAATAATTTGCTCATAGTTTTTTATCCAATTTTAATTTTAGGTATAGATAAGTATTGTATATATCCCCTTTTCAACCCAACTTTTCATAGGATTTTTCTATGTAAGTGTGGTAGTATTTTAGGATATTATCCCATATCAGTTGGCATCGTTTCCAAGTACTTTTTGTGTAATAATTTCTTTTCAATCTGAACTCCGTTATTACTTTCTTTGGTTGCCATAATACCATTTGATGATTGAGCATCGTATATTTCTATCTCACCTTTCATCGTATCCATCTTTGTTGGGAACGTTAAACCATCTGGTCCAAATCTGTTTTTCATCACGTGAACCCTTGCAGTATTTGCCAACTTATCTTTATCCTTACGAGATACACTCATAATAAAATCGGCTGTCATTACTTTAGCGTAACTATCTGCAATTGAATCTGCGTGGATTACTTCATCTTCTAATGCACCTCTATTGGTTTGTGATGCTGTCCAAATTGGAACACCAACTTCACCACCCATACCACGCAGTTCCTCATACACTCCACCTAATTCTGCATATAAACCATCACGTTTGTTTACAGGTTTAAGTAAATCCGCATAATCAACAATGATAAGATGTGGGATAAAACCAGTTGCTCTCAACTTATCTATATGTGCCTTCATAGTTTTAACACTCGCACCTCTGTTTGGATAATTTTTAATCATCAAACGAGATGTATAGTTTTTCAACTTACGTTGGATTTCCTCTTTGTTGTTCTTTAAATCAGCTAAAGGAATACCTGTATAGATTGTATCGTATCTACACCCCACATAGTTCTCACTTAACTCCAAACTATAATGCAAAACATTAAAACCCATTGCTACTGCATCTGCACCCAACTTACATAACAACCAAGTTTTACCAATACCCGATGGTGCTACTACAACACCTAACTCACCAGGTCCTAAACCACCATCCATTAACTCATTGATTGGTTTCCAACCGGTAGGTACGGAATTTCTCTTTACATCTTCTAAACGATATAGAATATCTAAAAAGTAATCGTGTCCTAAATTGTTTTCTAAACCAGCTCTTAATGCATCCTGAATGATTGTTCCTACTTCATCGTACTTACCACTTTGTAATAAGTCTACGGATTGGAAAATTGCAGATTTAAGTTTTTGTCTTTTACAAAATTGTAGATATTCTTTCTTAACAAAATCAGCATCAGGTGAACCAAATAAATCGTAGATTTGTTGTAATCTATCTACAATCATTTTCTTCTGCGCATCTGTTTCTATTGTACTCAATTTAACTTTGAATACATCCAATGTAGGTGCAGCATTACTTGTTTGATTATAGGATACAATTTCTCCAACTATCCATCTATCTGCTTCTGTTTCAAAAAAATCTTTTTTGGTTATATCTGAAACTTGATTTAAGAAAGGTTGGGATTCCAATAATGATGCAACTACTTTAGCTTGGTACGATTGTCCGAACTTTTGTAGATTATCTATTGCTTCCATTATTTTTTATCCTTCTTCTTTCTAGCTAATCTTTTTTCTTCAATTGATAAATTTGCGTCTACTTCAACTTTTGGTTTGTCCTCTTTCTTTGGACGTAGGGCTTTCCACTCTGATTTGGGAACGAACACCCATCCGTAATTTGCTACCTTTTGGTCAGCTTCCGTTTCTACTACTCTTCGGATTTCTCCTTCTTTACTTTTAATGCACTTCATAGATTTTATCTCCGTGTTTAATTGTTATTTACTATATTTGTTTATTGTTGCAAAAGTTTTTACCACCCAGCTATTCACATCTCCAAGTGCATCAATAACTTTTATACTCATTGCCTTTTTAATAAAAGATAATTTATCTAATTTAGATACATTTTCCTTATATTTGGCGTTAATCTTCATTCTTGTATTAGATGATATTTCAGGGTTTTCTAATTGCATCAATCTGAAATTTCTTTCTACAATTGGTTTTCCGTCTAAAATATCTTTGTAGATTTTAGGTCCTTTTCCGGCTCCACGTTCTTCGCATAATTCGTATAGTTTATCAAACTCTACTCTTTCCGATTCCACCACTTCCGGAAATCTCTTAATAATTGTTTTAAGACCACACCCACTAATACCATTGATATTATCAGAGGTGTCACCATCAAGACAGCGATATACCATAAAATTGTTGGGATGGATGCCAAACTCCTCAACAACCTTTTGCTCCGTATATAATTTCTTTTTGCTTGGCGAGTAAACTTCAACATTTGATTTAACTAATTGTAAAAAATCTTTATCGGATGACATTACTATCGCTCCTTCATCTTCTGTAACTAATTGTGATGCAATATATCCAATCACATCATCTGCTTCTATATTATCAAACAACATAATATCCACAGGAAGATATTCAAGCAGTTCTATTAAGCCAATCATCTGGCGTTTCATAGAAACACTCTCATCTTCCTTGGACATCATATCTTCATATTGACGATTTACTCTAAAACGGCTTTTACCTCTATCAGCTTTGTATCCACTAAATATCTTTTTACGGCTATCCGAACCACCTTTACCATCAAATACAATGATACAACGAGTTGCTTTGTATTCTCTGATTGCGTAACCTATACTCTTTAGGAATCCAGTGATACCACCGATGTGGTCACCATTATCATCCATTGTGGGATTTACCGTCCATGCTCTGATAAAAGTATTTAATCCATCTACTAATAGAACTTTTGAGTTTAAGGATTGTTTTTTTACTTTTGTATGCTCATCGCTAACCTCATCTAATAACCTTTTATATAACTCGTTCATATGTTTGTTTATTCATCACTTAATACACTCGCATCTACTACCAGATTATCAGTATCTAATGAATCCTTTTTGTATTGTAGAATAGTAAATTCACAAATTCGTTTATAGATTTGTTCTTTTACAGATGGGTTGTTTTCCAATATTTCTTGTAACTCTTTGGCTTGGAACTTAAATTCTTCACCAGTTTCAGTATCAACATATGTGTACCACGCTCCACCTTGCTTAACAAAGTTATAATCTTTCATTGCTCCCAACCATGCTCCATAGTTGTCAATACCTCTATCAAAGAAAATATCAAAATCTGCTGAACGTAATGGTGGTCCTAATCTATTCTTAATAACGTTGGCTCTTACTTTGATACCAACAATTCTCTCATTACCTTTTTCATCCTTTGCTTTGATTTTACCGGTTGATGCTAATCGCAACCGAACCGAAGCGTGGAAAGCAATTGCTTTACCACCCGATGTAGTCCAAGGGTCTGAAAATGCCATTGCGTTCATCTTTTGGCGTAATTGGTTTGTGAATACTAATGTAATCTTTTGTCTACCAATCACATTTGTGATTTTACGCATTGCCTTTGAAATAATGATTGCCTTATCAGTTGCGTATCCATCCTTATCGTAATCAGCTTCCAGCTCTCTCTTTGTAGATGCTGCTGCTACTGAATCAACTACGATAGTTACTAACTTATCTTTATCACCTTTTCTTACTTGCTCAATGATTGTATCAATTGTTTCAAATATATCCTCTACGGTATCTGCCGTAATATATAATAGTTTAGATACATCTACACCAATCGCATCAAAGAACTCTCTACTTACCGCAGTTTCGGTATCAATCAACACTGCAACACCACCTTGCTTTTGCGTTTCCGCTAACACGTGTGCTGATAGTAATGATTTACCACTCTGCTCTAATCCCGTAATTTCCGTAATTCTACCAATTGGAAAACCTCCAAATGGTCTATTGGAAACTGCAACATCCAACATAGTTGCCCCAGAGGACACCCACCCCGTTATATTGGTGGGTGCATCCTCCGAGTCATCATCTAAAAAGAAAGCAACCTTTTGGTCTTTGTATTTCTTATTTAGATTATCGGCAATTTGTTGTGCTAAATCTGCTTGAACTTTTGCCATTATAACTCCTTTTTATTTTATGAATTGAATAAATCTTCAAATGCCGATGCTACATCAACCTTTGTAGAAGCAGGTTTTTCTTCTGCTACATCCCAAGGTAACTCTGTAATTGGCTCTGTTGATTTAGGTACTGAAACAGGTTGAGGTGCTACTTGCTCCTGAACCGATTGTGGTTTAGGTGCTAATGTTTCAGATGCAACCGATGGTGCAGGTGATTCTTCATCCTCATGTTGTGCAGTTGGGTTTAACCAATTTTCTAAAACACCTTTCAATTCAGCGTAAGATAACTCACTATAAATGTCAGTAATTTCCGTCTGCTCATTTAGTAATTTGTTTTCTAACTCTGGGTTTTCAGTTAGTTTTGTTACATTTGGTTTTACTCTGATACGAGTCTCTGGATATGTTTTACCAGCTTCTTCTACGATTTCGATTACCACATCACGACCTTCGTTCTCATCGGTAATATCACCATAATCAGGGTCTGCAATGATTGCAAGAATCTCTTGATATACAGTTTTACCAAATCCCCAAAACTTAACTCCTTCGCTTTCTTGTCCACGAATAACCACAGGTGCGAATGTACGCAATTTCGGCTCCATCTTCTTACCTGCTTTCCAATTTTCAGTATCACCTAATCGTTTTAACTTTTCGGCAAACTCTAAAATCGGGTCAGGTCTTCCAAAAGAAGCTGGTGATAAATAAGTTTTGTTGTTAATGTTGTAATGAAATAAAAGTTCAATAAAAGGATTTTGTTTGTTGAACTTATAAGGAACTATGCGTAATACATATTTTCCTGGTTTTGGTTTCCATAAAGCATCTGTCTTTTTGGATGTGTTTTGCAACGAATTGAGACGCTGCTTGATTGCACTAATGTCCATAATGTACGTTTTTGTTTTTAAGTTTTATTTATTTTAGATTTTAAGATTATCGCGATAAATCTTACACATATAAATATCGGATTCTTAAAATGTTGAAACAAAGATACGAATATTTTTTCGTATCTCCAAATTTAATTGAGGATAATATCATTTGATTTAACTAACTCAATTAACTCTTCATGTGTATATGCTAGAGATTCTGCATAATTTATATCATTATCATATTTTATAAACCAATTTCCTAATTTATTATCTAAATCGTATTCTTCATTTTCACGTTCATACACCGATTTATCAATTACACCATTACCATATGCAACTGCAAACCAACTATGTTCTTCAAATTGAGTAAATAAAAAATCGCTATCATTAATGTTTACAGTTCTTTTTTTCCAACTATTTAAACGTCTTTTCATTTTTGGACTTAATGTGGTTCTTTTTTGGTAATCTCTCCAAAAATCAGTATCATTTCTATCCGTAATATAATGGAATTGTAAAAAATCAATTATTGTTTCGCAAGTATCTCCTATTAGTTTGTTGTAATCATCAATCTCATCTTCATCTATATTATGTATATTATCAGATGTTAGATTTCTCAATTGTGTTATTATCAACCAAATGGATGTTGCTTCAATTGGTTCGGTAAATGTTGAACTTAAACCAACCGCTATACAATTTTTAACCCAAGATGTAACATATCTTCCAGCATCGAATGGTATAACTTTATTGATTTTTATTTCCTGTCCTACCATTTCTTCAACCTCTTTCTTTGCTTCTTCTACGTTAATATATTTGTCATCAAATACATATCCACAACCCCATCTATTCTGTAAAGGTATTTGCCACATCCAACCATATTTCATTGCTACCGCTTTAGTGTATGGTGGTAGAGTATCTGATTTTGGTAAAAAGAATGGTATAGCAGTATTTACTTTTAATTTATCCTGATGCGATTTCCATTCTACACCAAAATGTTTTCCAATAAATAATCTTGCAAATCCGGTACAATCAAAAACAAAATCTGATTTTATTTCAACATCACCACATTTTATTGAACCAATTCCACCATTTTCATTTGATATAATATCGGTTATTTTGGCTTCAATTCTTTTTACACCACGCTCTTCGGCTTTCATTCTTAAAAATTTAGCCAATAAACTTGCATCAAAATGGTAACTATAATTTGAAACAAAACTTACTTTTCCGTTTTCATTGATAAATGGTGATTTATTATTGTAAGCAAGTTTAGAAACCAAACTAATATCATCCATCGTTTCACCATTCGCAATAGCATTTATATACGCATATTGCTGTCCATTATCGGGTAAACCACTTACTAATGTATTTTTTGTTTTTGTAAAATTATAAGGACTTAAATTTGAATCGGAAATTCCAAAACTATGCATATACTTTTTACCATCACCCCTCCAATTTTCAAAACTAATACCCATTTTTAAAGTTGCGTTTGCATACTTTATAAGCTCATTTTCACTAATGCCCAATGCAAATAATATCCAAGGTAGTTGTGGGGTAGAACCTTCTCCCGCGCCCAATATACCAATATCTTCGCTTTCTATAAGTGTTATATTATCTTTTGGACATATGTGTTGTGCATATAAAGCAGTCAACCATCCTGCAGTTCCACCACCAGCTATTACTATTTCCATTATTTACCCCATTTTTTGTTTTGTACGATTTGTGCTATGATTCCATAGACTGATAAGTCCTGATATGTATCCGTAAGTGATTCGCCTACATTATCTTGTGCACCAATAATAATCATTTGTTTTAAGCGGTTGATTTTATCGTTGATACGAAACCATAATCCAGTAAGAGATAGTTTAATATCTGCATCAGTTCTACATTCAGTTCCTACTGAAATGTTACCTGGTCCATAGTTTGATTGTTTTCGGCAGAATAGTTCGTATTGTTCTACCATAATGCGTTTGTATTCCGCAGTAGTTTCTGGATAATCTTTTTCCGCTTGAGCCACTATTTGTGGGTCTGTGTAATCGTTCTGTAACATATTTATTTTGGTTTTAATTAATTTGCAATCCTTCAATCTCAATCACATCAAATACTCTTGTTGTTATTTTTCTAACTCCTTCTGCATTTGTAAGTAATATACAATTTCTGTACTCTTCCCAATCTACCTCATACTTTTCATCCAACATACCACCCGTCTTTTCCATTATTAATTGGTTTAGAGCGTTGATTGTATATAAGGTATTAGTTTGTTTTTTTCTATGTACTAAAATAGTCTTTAACTCGCTTTCTGGATGTTGTCCTTCCACCACCACATTATAAGTTACAAACAAATCGTTAGGGACGTTTTTATTTTGTAAAACATAAATGTAATTATATGCTAATTTATAACTTTTTTTTATAAAATCCAAATTATTCTCAATATCTTTTTTTGTTGAGAACGTACATAGTAACTGCGTCTTTATCATATCTTCATTTTATACTCCTTATAAGTATAAGAAAATGGTATAAATACTATTTTATTCTATGTCTGAATAATAATTTTTTAGAATTATTCTTTTCAGTTTTCAAGTCTAATTGTAGATATGTAGAATCATCTTTACCACTCATATTTACAACAATTTTTACCCCATCATATTCTATTTTAAATGGTTGTTTTGGGTTACAATAGTATTCTGGCGAGTGTACCACAGATTCACCTGTTCTTTTGTTTGTAATCAATGTACTTACACCTTTACCACACCCATGTACCGATTGCCACATTTTTAATAATTGAGATTGTCCCTCTGGTGTTTTTGATATTTTTTCCAATTCTTCTGCATATTTTTTCAAATACTCTTGTCTGTATGCTGTTTTATTTTTATTTTGTTCAGCTGAACTCATTTCGTTTGTCCAACTATACTTTTTATCCAATTCACGCTTAAATGTATCAATTTGATTTCCCGCATCTCCACCAAGATATACTTCACCGGCGTTATTTACACCCGAATTTTTCATGGTTATATTTCTTGGGTCATCGTAAACTTTAAGAGAATATTTTACAAATACAGTTTCTCCAGATTCCGTTTGTATTTCAACCATTATATCAGTTGGGTCTGTTTTTGGGTCTATACCAAGTTTATTTAAAGCAGTTGAACCTCTACCACCAACTTGAGTTGCTTTTATAATTTTTGAATTTGGAAAATTTTGTAATATACTTTCTTTTACAGCATTTGCAGCTTTTTTATTATCTTCATCTGATTTTTTTACATCTCCACCTACTTCTGAATATTTTTTTGCAACTTCATCTCTATTTTTTATATTTTCATTTGATGCATCTAATTCAGCAACTACACCAGCTTCGTTATGTTTTCCACTTAAATCAGCTTTTTGTCTATCTAGAGTAGAACCACGCATTGGAATGTAAATATCATTTTCTTTCATAACCCTATTCATCTCTTTGGTTATTTCATCCCCACTATCACCTGTAAGATATTTTTCATCTACCGGCAATGAATTACTAACATATACTTTTTTACCACCAGCGTGTCCTTGTATTAGATTATATTCAGCCATTTCACGCATTGCTTCAACTTTTTCTTTTTCAGTTGTAGCATTCATAAATTTATTCCAATTTTTAATAAGAATTGCTGCTCTTTTTTGTGTATCTTTATCGCTATTTTTAACTTTTTCGGCAAGTTTTACTAATCTATTAGTTCTATCCACAACCATTGGTTTTGAGAATTTTTTTAAATTATCGCTTTTAGGTGGTTGTTTTTGAGAATTTTTAGAATCTTCTTTTTGTTTATTTTGTTTTTCTTTAGATGTATCACTTACTGCACCTACCGTTGTTTCCTTACCCGCAATTGTTACGGGTGTATCTGAACGCATTTTGTGTTGAGATTTATAATCAGCAAGTGCATCTTTATCTGGAAAATCAAGTTCAGCTATTACATTTTTATACAACTCACCCAAAATATCGGATTTGTACTCCGCAAGTTCGGTAGTATCTAATATTTCACTTAAAATATCTACGTGATTTTTATTTCGTAAATTTACTATACCTACTCTATAAGAAAGTTCTTCTAAAACTTCTTGATAAATCTCATCTAAATTATCTAAAATCATAATTTTCACCCGTTACTATTGTTGCTGGAAACTCTTTTGAGTCTATTATTTTTTCATATATCTGTTCATATAAATATGTAATTTCGTAATTAGGAACATCAAAAACAAATGCATCATAGTTATACATTATCAGTTTTCCCAATCCTTTATACTTTTCTTTTATTTGTTTTAGGATTTGAATGTTTCGTTCCGTTTCATATGCTTGAATTACATAGTTTAATACTTTTGCCGGTGGTGGATTATCTTCACCAAACTTTTCCTTTTTGATTTGTATGTTATAGTGCGGAGTCATTACGAACCCATATCTATCTAAATCTGCTTTGTATTTTAATGCTAATAAATTTACCTCATTAAAAAATGGTAACTCTTGCATTTCAGAACTTACACCACCATATATGGATTGGAATACTAATTGTTTAGCCCCATCTCTTGCACCATCCAAATCAGCTACACCACATATAGCAGCAACCCAATCATAAAAATCTAATTGAGAATTGAATTTACTCATCCATTCTTTAGTTCCAATTTGTGTTTTTATTAAATCAATAAGTAAATGTGGGTGATATGCCGAATAATCTATACTCACTAACTTACCATCTTTGAATCTACTAACGAATGCTTTACGCATATCACTCTTTTTTGGTATAGCCGAGTAGTTTATCCCACCATGTCTATTTGATGGACGTAGTGTGGAAGTATGGAGGTTGTATTCGGTGAATACTAACCCATCTTTATTGATATGTTTTTGTGGTAGTAAATCTCTTAATTTTTCATCTACAAATATGCCTGATTTTTCTATCCATTGGAATACTTTGGTTGCATCTTTTACAAAATTAAATACAGATTCACCAACTCCATCTTCTAATTCATATTGTAATATGTTTTTTATTATACCAACTTGCTTTGATAATGGAATACTATCGTTTAAGTTGTTTTGATATTGTAGTGGTGTACTTCGTTTGTAGAATGATTGTATTTCTCTAAATGGTTCTTCTTCGTTTTTTACATCTGTAATGAATCTGTATAAATCTATGTCAACCGATTGTTTTAATCCAATCAAATGTCCCACACTCTTACCATTTATTAGTGCTTTACTTCGTGGCGATTCTTCTAATAGTTTTAACGCATCTTCTCTTAAACTCAAACCATCGGTGTGGTTTAGATTGATTACATAGAATTTTTGCATACAGCAAACTACAATAAATGATATACGATTGTTTAGAGCATGCTTGTCCACATCCGAAAGTTGAATGTATATTCTACTTGGACGAGTATTAAACTCCAATAAGAAATCATTAAACGATTTAGAATCCTCTATGTATATAACCATCTTACAAATATAACAAAAAGATTTGGTATATCCAAATTATCCTCTATAAAATTTTGTAAGATTTTTTACATAAGTATCTATGTTACCCATAGTTTCTTGTGCGTAGTTGATTGAACGCTGATTTAGTTGTTCTACTTCAAATTTGTTTGTACCAGTTATTTTCCAACGCATTTTTAATTGTAAATAAAAAGGACTACTTGTAAATTTATCGTATAATTCTTTGTTTATTTCAGAAATAACACCAAATGGTTCGTTTCTTTTTCTTACAAAATACCGATAAATAAAACCAATGTTATAATCTTGCTCATTTGGTTGAGCTTCAAATGTTGGAAAACCAGTTTCAACTAATTTCACATTACTCTGTAAAGATTTATATATATCTATATTAGTCATAGTATTAAACGTTAGTAGGTCTATATCTGAATTTAATCGTTGTTTCCCAAGTATCAGAAACTTTATGTGTTACTTCCGTTACTTGAAATACTCCACTTTTATCAAATGGTACTCTATCTATATTTACAACTTTTCCAACAGTAATTCCGGATATACCTAATACTGTTAATTCCAATTCAATTGGTAATAATGGGTTATTTTTATTTAATCCACTATTGCCAAAGTATAAATTTTTACACAATGCGGTATCTTTTAATATAGCACTAACATCTTTTGTTGGTGACCCGTTTGTCATTATATCATCATCTGAATGAATTACAATACAATTATCATCAATTAAAGTATTTGTGGGTGTAATTGGTCCTGCTGTATTAAATCCAGTAATAATGTTTCCCGCAGGAGGTGTTCCTCCGGCTGCAGCGCCTCCAGCCGCAGCTGCTGGTGTTCTTGGAGTAGTTCCATCCGACATTGGAAATTGTGTAGGGACATTTACATTTATACCAGGAATATTACCAAATCCAGTTCCAGGAATAAATCCACCTGTGTTTGCAAATGATGCATCAGGTATATATGATTTTAAATTTAATATATCCGTTGGGTCTTGTTGAAATTTAAAAAATAAATTTTTTCCAATTTCTTTTGATTTTTGATTACCAAGCATAGCCATTGCAATAATTTCCTTTGGTAAATCTGCTGAAAAATTTATGTTTGTTATGGTAGTATTATCGTTAAATAAATGTATAGTTGATGGCATAGCTACCACCGATGGTATTAATGCATAATCAACAATTGTATAAATCATAGTACCATTACTATCCGATTGAACTTGTGGTGCTAGTTCCATTAATCCGGCTCCTGCAACATTTATTTCATCGCATAATTTTTGTATAAAATCACCCATTTTACCATTTTCACCCATACTTTTTGCAACATCTAATACAAAATCAACCTTTAAAAATATATTTTTTATATACCCCCATTTTCCTTTTTCATAATTATTTCTATCTCCATTGTAAATTTTTAAAATACCTTTACTTGCAATTTGTTCTGGAAATTCTTTACCAGATTGTAATTTTAAATTTTGAGTATTTTTAGTATCCAAAACCAAAGTAGCGCCATCAACATTCTGTGCAACTATTGGATTTGCCATTGTTGCGTTTGGAAAAATAACATTTTCAGAATTACTTATTATATTTGGATGGGCAGCTGCTACTGCATTTGATATATCTAACTTATAATCATTTTGTTGCTTTCCTTTTCCTTTGTTTATAGTATAATCTACTAAAAATTCCATACTAATAAACACATCATCACTATATGCATCGTGGTCATATTCTATTACTGGATTAAAAAGAGTACCAATTCTAGATAATAATGCAGAAAAGAATCCTTGATTTGAAAAATTATAATTTATAGTATGCTTTTTTGCTATATCATTTTTTAATCCTAAAAATTGACCATTTTCTAATTCTAATACACGTGCCAAACGATTGTCTGCTACCGAATCTTTGGTTGATGAGTTAGTATTTTTTTTATCCTGTCTATTAGTACCCAAATAAGCAGGTATTTCATTTTTTGTACCAACTACAAATGTAGCATCGACACTTGCATCATTATTTATGGTATAACTAAAATCAATAAGTGGTCCTACCATTACATCTTCCGTACCATCTCCACAAAATTTTTCCCACGTATCTATATTATCTACCAATGTTTTAGCGGTTGGAGCATCTAATCCCTGTGGTACTGAATAATCTGCACCACTACTTCTTTTCTTTGTCCAGCCCCATCTAATTGCCTTTGGAGTACCAATTCGAAAAAATTCGCTATGATATTCCATAGCTCCCATTGATGGGAATTTAATAGTTATATGCCCCTCACGCAATACACCCATACTACCACCGGGTTTTACTTCAAGCCCAACCACCATTGGTGGAAATCTCCAACCCATTTGTCCTGGTACAAATGATGTATAATCTGAATCGTTTCCTATAACAAATGAACCCTTTTGATAAGATATAAACCTAACAAACGGCATTGCACCAGAGAACGTTTGCTTAAAATAAGCAGATGTACCTGATATTGCAGCCGTTTTAGAGGATGGTAAAGGTTCAAATAATGGAAAATGATTCATAACTATTTATATTTTATTTGTAACATTGGATGGATTATTCGGTATTCTTAATTGTAATCCAGGTTCCAATTTTAAATCAACATCCGTCATATTATTATATACAGCAATAACCCACCATAAAGATGCATCTTTATAAAATTGAAATGCAAGCGTATCTAATCTATCATCTTCTTCCGTTATTATTAACACATCGGAATCAACTGCTTTAAAATACGGCATAAGATTTGAATGAAATACTAAACCATTTGCTTTTTTCTGTATATTGAGTTTATCGTATCTTCCCATATTAGTTTAATTATTGTGGTGCTCCACCTAACATTCCAGTTGATGATTTTGGTGTACTTGTTGGATTTATTTTAAATTCATTACTACTATTTAAATCACGTCCTCTTTCAGAAGTTGGTATTAATTCGTCCGTAGTATCTGTGCCAATTGTGTTAAATATACCACTACCATTTGGTGCTTCACCCGAACCTTCGGTTTGCCATTTTTCCGGGTCTAATATATTTGGTACTTCGCTCGTTGATGTTTCACCACCGGTAAATGAATTTTGGTTTATAGTTCCTTCCATACCGGCTTCGTCAGAACCTTGTTTTCCAAAAAATGGTCCAAGTCCTTGTAACTTTTTAATATCCGTATTTCCAGGTTGTAATTTTTTGCCAAAATTTAATCCTGGTAATGATGGTTGATTATAGTCATAAATTGGTTCATTTGATTTAAACATTTCATTAAACCCACTCATAGCACTTGGTATAACTTTATATGTAATATCAAATTCACATATAAATGGGACTTGTGAATTTTCTTGTATTTCCCAAGGTGAATTATCAGGTATTGTTATTGTACAATTTGTTAAAAATCCATAGGATGAATCAACAAAGTTTCCTATTTTTAATTCACATATTTTCCCCTGAATACCATTAGTACCTCCCCAACTAGCCAATGTAAGATTTTGTAAAAATTCTACTTTTTGCCAAAGTTGAACTAATTGTTTTTCATTTTTTGCATACAATTGACCTTTAAATGATATTTCCCTTTCAAATGATTCATAAAAATAAAATTTGTTTGGAGAACCAATCGGTTTAACATCTCCCCAAGTTGGTGTGGGTGTATCAGTTAAACCAGTTAGATTTGACATTAACATTATATAGTCTTTACTATTAACATCTTTTAAATATATTGATATTAAATCTGAATTTTTTTTTGTATTTCCATCAAGTGTCAAAGATGATAATGATGTGTGTCTTTTTGAATTTAGTACATCCACTTCTTCCAAATCACCACCGGGTGTAGCACCGCTTGGAGTTATATTAGCTCCAGATTTTTGACGTTTTACACCTACGAATAATTTTGTATTAATTGCATTTTTGCCATTATATAAAGTACTTTCACCTTTTCCCTGTTCTTTATAAACATTTTTTGAAAATGAAACTTCTTTTAAATCTTCTTTTGTTAAACCTTCAACATCAATAAATTTATATTTAATTCCTTGTATGTTATCTTTGGCTCCTTCATCGTATGTAATATACCCTTTAAATCCGGATGAACCTATAAAGTTTGATAAAGCAGGTTTTAATGATGTATATTTTTTACCATCTAATCTGATTGTATTAAGTTGTTTTTCTGCATTTATACCTTCATATTTTGTATAAAAACGCTCTCCTTCTCGCATCAATTGGTCTTCACCAGTTGCAATACCCGTTAATGTTCCATTACTTTTTCCAAAACTTTTTGTTGCGTAATCGGATGGATATATTGGTAAATCATTATCTTTACTATTTAATGGATTTTTTATTTCACGTAAAGAACCATTCCCACCACCTCTTTTAGAACTTAATCCAAATTTTTTACCAATACCCTGTAAAGCAGAAAATCCAACATTTAATGCCAAATCAATCGCCGCGCCACCTATCCTAACTCTACCACCCTGACCAGGTGAACCTATATTTTGTGAAATTTGTTTTGGTGTTGCAAATGATGTTAATAGATTTCCTATTGCATTTTTGTTGTTATTTACGCCACCATTATATAAACTAGTATATAAACCATTTTTTGTAGATAGACCTAGGAAAGGTAAATCATTTACCTCATCACTTGGAAATTGTGGATTTGTAAATGAATTTAAAGCGTTTCTTACAAAACCACCAACCAAAGTATTATTACCAAATGTACCAGCCAATAAACCTCTTGAAAGTCTATCTACTCCACGTTTTGCCAATTGCATTGGTTCTACTGCACCACGAGTTAAAATTCTAGCAGAATCTACACCATATATTTCAATAACGTTTTCTGCTAATTTTTGATATTGCCTATCATATGGTAATTTTACACCTTCAACGTTTAAACCAATAGCGGGGATGTTTATATTACCAGTTGTTGGTCCTACTTCTTTGGAAGATAGCATATCAGCTTTAACTTTATTTGGGTCAAAGTTAGAATTATTAAATTGAAATTCTCCCAATAAATCTTTTAATTGCTTTGCCATCTTTTAACTATTTTTCAAAAATTTACGCATTCCTCTTGCAATTTCTCTACCATCTATATTCACCACTAACTCTTCACCCATTATAGCATTTGTTAATTTTTTAACTTCTTCAATTAATCCAGCTACATTGGTACTACCACCCGTAGTTGTTTGAGTTGTAGTGGTTGCAGTTCCACCTACCGGTACACCCGCTATACCTAATTCATTTAATCCACTTAAAATAGGCAATGCTAAACCACCACTTGCCGCTACTAATCCTAATGATGTAGCCAATGCAGTTAATGCAGTTGCCATTCCGTATATTGGTGTAATGTTTAATGAAGATAATACTGATAAATTTTCAGTAATCATTCCAAATGGGCTACTAATACTCGATAAACCATTACCAACTACCATCAATGCCGCGCCAAACATACCCAACGCAATTGATGCAAAACCTAATGCAACTGCTCCTAACATAATTGGTGCAGCAAATGCGCCGAATGCTGCTAATGCCAAACCAACTACAACCAATGCACCTGCCAATGATATAATTTCATTAGCACCAATCTTTGTAAATTGTTGTAACGCTAATCCCAATACATATATAGCAGCTGCTGCTATTAATAATGCAGCTGCACCTTTAAGCATTGCACTAGCATTATTACCTGCACCACCAACTGATTTACTTGTTTTATCAACACCGCTTGTATCCATTTTTGGTGCAATTGATTTATTTGATGTAAAACGTCCTGCTGAATCTCTAGCTTTTGTTAAAGAGCCCGCGCCACCTGCTAAAGAAGAACCTGCACTTGATGCATTAACGGAATCTTGTGCAGCTTTTACTGCAAATAATCCAGAAACCCATTTTTTAAGTCCTGTCCATATTTGTGGTAAACTAGTTCCAAATGTATTGAAAGCAAATCCTATATTTCCTAATAAGCTAAATACACCTGGTAATATACCAAGCCATTTTCCAAAACCGGTTGTTCCAATTTGGTCAACCATTGCACTCATTGTATTAAATGATGCCGTCATTGCTCCAACTGGTTTTAGTGCTTCTTTTTCATTAGCAATCATTTGTAGTAACTCTTGGTTTGATACACCAATTGCAGCTGCTAATGCTCTTTTTTCAATTGGAGACATTTTATCATATGCTGCAATACCACCAGCTGCTTTTAACGTTTCGTTCATTGCACCATTTATATCACCAGCATAAGCTAACTCTCTTGCTCTTTGTAAATTTAAATTTCTGCCAAGTATTACAGATGCTTCCATTTCATTAGCAACCGATGTTTGATAATCTAATAAATTATCTGAAATCTTACCAGCAGTTGATAAATCAACTCCTAACCTTGCCGCATTTATAGCTGCATCTTGTAGATTTTTACCACCATTTTTTGAATATACGGCAAACAACTCTGTGTTTTGAGCCAAATCTTTAAATACCTGCGATGGTATTGCACCATTAGCAGCTGCTAATTGAGATGCTGCTTCTAATGAATTTAAAGCTACTTCATTTGATAAATTTGATAAATTACCAAATTCATTTACTAAAACACCAGCTTCTTGTCCACTAACACCCAAACGGGCTGGTAGTAATCCCAAATCAAATGCCAATTCATTTGATATTTTATTTACATTACCAATTCTAGCACCAAATTCAGTTACTGCTCCAACTGCTTCTTCACCCAATATTAAAGATATTGCTGTAAGTTGTGATTTAAAACCAACCAATTGAGCAAAACCACCACCTATTTGAGCATTTATTTTACCAAACTCATCTGCCACATATCCTGCTGCAAATCCAATTACTGTCATTGCACCAGTCCAACTACTAAAAAATACTTTTCCATAATTAATTAATTTTTGGAAAAATTTATTACCAGCTCCTAACTCCTCATTCATTTCCTCATATAACTCTTTTACATCTTTTTGCATATTAGCAAATTTAGATGCTTTTATATACGCTTCATCCAATGATTTCATTTGAGCAATCAATTGTGCCTGTGCTTCTTTGGCTGCTTTACCTTGCTTTGTTCTGCCATCGTCTTTCATATCCTGCAACTCTTTCAATTGTTGCAACATTATTGTATATTGGTTTTGATATTCTTGCGTATATTCTGCTATCTGCGCTGCATCTTCTTTATTTAATTGAGCTAAAGATGTAATTGCACTAATAGCATTGGCAGCTGCTGAATTTGCCGATTTATACTTATCGCTTTGTGCCTCTGTACTATTTGCAATTGAAGTTCCAAAATCAATACCTAATTTTGTTGCATTTCTTAAATCAGTTTGCAAACCACCCATTGCCGAACTTATTGAACCAATTGATGACTCAATATTTGAATATTGGGTCATTTGTATTTTTAGTTCATCTCTTTGTTCTTTTGCAAGAGTTAATCCGAGTGCACGTTGTTTATTTAAAACTACAAGATTTGTGGTTATTTCTTTTAACTCCTTTGCTTCTTTTTCGTCTAATTTTCCACTTGTTTTTTTTAATTCATTTTCTTTTTTAATTAGAGCAAGTTGTCTCTCCTTTGCCGCATTAATTTCTTTTTGAAGGGCTAGGTTAGACTTATTAAGGTCGTTTAGTGAACGAGCATTTGATTGTTCTTGCGTATTATCAGCCATTACTATTAGTTATTACTTTGTCTAATTTGCTTCAATAAATCGCCATATTGGTCTTCAATATTTTTCATTGCTTTTATTGCAGTTGGGTGCATACCAGCTTTATCAGCTGCTGCTATATAGTTATCCGATACACCTTTTTGTAATGCTTTGAAGAAATTATCAACAATTTTATTTAATAGACTTTCTGATAATACGGCTTTATTTTCTTTTAGTTTCATAATGATGTGATTTATCTTATATAAATATCCATAAACAAAAAAAGTTAGGATTTATTATCTCCTAACTCTGTTTGCTTTTTCAATTTGTTCCTTTTCTTCTTTTTTAACTTTAATCAATTGATTCACATATAATCTGCGTATATGTAGTGGTAAATTATATACATCCGCAAATGTAAAACCACCTCCTCCACCCAATATCAAAAAGAATATCTCTTCGTGAAGTTTTAAACTATAATCAATTGGTAGGGTAAAAAAAGCTAATCCCAAATGGGATGTCTAGCGCCTCCGTTTCGCCTGTGATTTCAGATGTGAAATCGTATTTAAGGTTCAAATCAGGTGAGATTAATTTAATATAATCTCTAATTACTCTTGTATCTCTTGCTAACATATTTTTAGCAAACTTATTGATATTTCCCTTATCAGTATCACCATCCACCGATGTAATCATATATTTTAAACGAGTAGATACATCTGAAGTATTATCTTTGTTTTTAGATAATCTTTCTAATGCTTGGATTTCAGCGTTTATATCCTTTTCATCTTTGTGAGTTAATAACTTAAATGTTATTTTCTTTTTAGATGTTGGTAATTCAAACTCATAACGATTTTCTGCATTTAATATACTGAAATCAATATCTTTTGTTTGTATTTCCGAAAGGTCTATTGTTACTTTTTGTCTTTCACCACTAAATGGGTCAGTAACTTCTACTTCATAATCAGGCCCATAACCCAACACACGAGTTGCAAGAAATACTGCATTCTTATCACCAATTACAATATCATCACAATTCACATCCGGTTGAACAATTACCGATTCAAATAATTTATCTAATACAATACCTTTACGGATTAAATTTTGTGAAGAAAGTATATCTTCTTCTTTTGCAGTCATATATTTAATTTCCAAAGTTCCCTTACTTAACGGATTTGATGCAGGATAGCACTTTCCTTCCGATGGTAATGAAATTATTTGAGTTGGAAAATCAAATGTTTTTACTGGTGTTGGTTGTGGTGTTTGTTCCGTTTGTGGTTTCGCCTGAATTGGTTGCGTACCACGTGAAATACTTAAATTCTCTTCCATATAACTTATAATAAATTGTTTTTTATTCCTATTTGTCTAATACAATCTGGTCTTGTACATAGTTCATTTGGTAGATTACCACAAGAACATTTATTTTCATCTATATGTGATGAAAACTTTTGCACACTATCCAAAAGTAATCCTTTAGTTTGAGCAGGTTGTTGCTCTTTGAGTAAATCTCTAATTTCAGTTAATAGAGATTTGATTATTGCAAATTGTCCTAATTCCATAACATTATTTTTGTATATATAAATATACCAAAACAAAAAAAGTGTGTAAAAAATTACACACTTTTCTTAAATTTTTAATTTTGTTAATATTAGTATTCTAATACACAATAATCCATTGAAAGAGTTACTGTAATATTTACAGGGTCATTTGAACTCCAATCCATATCACCAAATTCGGCTGCTGAAATAAATGCTCCTATCAATTTCCACTCTTCTACTTTATCGCCAACTGGTCCTAATGCGTAAATGCTAATATCTTTTTTGTAGAAATCTGCATAACCATCACGACCTGTAATAGATTCATGTGAAGTTCTAATCCATTCCATTACCGCCTGTGCTCCAGATGGAACAATTGGGTCATACAAAGTGATTGTTAAATCAGACCAATCAGATTTTCCTTTAATCTTACGTTTTACGTTGATGTGGTCCAATATTACTGTTTCACTTGTATATTTTGGTCTGTTAGCCGCTTTTATCATAAACGATGGGATACCACCGATTTCCATTACAAATCTATTAGCTAATTTGGGTTCAAAATTTTGATAAAAAATCTTATCATACCCTAATACGTCTGCCATTTTTTATATTCTCCTTATATCTTTTATATAAATATATGTTTTTTAAATTTATTATGCTCCAAAAGTTGCACCAGTTGGTAAAATGTTGAAGTCAATTTGGATAAATTCAGCAGTTTTAGTAGGTTGTAAGAAAATTGCTCCTTGTAATATGTTTCTATCAATTACGTCAGGTGTATTATTTGAATCATCCATTACAACTCTAAACGAATATAAACCTTGTCTTTGTTGGATACCCTCTAAATATGGATTTACTGTGTTTAAGAATCTGTTTCTAGTTTCTGTACTATTTTGTTCAAATACCAAATATCTCGAAGTAGATGCGATATACTTTTTAACTGTAATCAACAATCTTCTTACGTTAATTCTATCTAATGCAGATGGTCTAGATTGTAAAGTCTTTTGTCCAAATGCTACGATACCTTGTCCTGGGAATTGTGCGATTGGGTTTACTTTTCCTTCGTACAATGTATCTCTATCAGAATGAGTTAGACGATTTACTACACCAATTGCTCCCGTAATACCACCACGATTCAAACCTGCCGGTGCAAACCATTCAGCTGCTGAATTATCGTTAGCTGCAAATACCGCTGGCATTAATACCGATGGTGGAACTGCTACCATTTTGTTAGTATTCAAATCAATTGTCTTAATCCAAGGGTAGTAAGTTGCTGCGTAGTTAGTATCTAAACCTTCTGCTACTCCAACTGCTCCAGCGATTGTACCATCTTGTGCTACTGAATCCATAATGTAGAAACAATCAGTACGAGCTTCACACAAATCAATACCAGCTTGTGCTACCGATGTATGTAATGTTTGAATAACACCCGGCATAACTACCAAGTTAATATCATATTCGTCTTGATTAGAAATTGCGTCTAATGCTCTTTGGTATGCTATCGAACCACTTGTACTAGCAGATGATAAATCAAATCCTTGTGAATTTGTGTTTGTAATAGATGAACCTTTAGCAATTGATTTAGCCGGGCTCATACCATCAAAACCACCTTGTAATGCTACTACAAATGCTCTTTTAGCTACCGCATCTGCTGCTGAACCAGTTAATGGTAAACCAGCGGTTACATCTAATGAAAATGCCGATGATGTTGTAAATCCTTGTGGAATTGGTTTTAAGAATTGTGTATTATCTGCTGATAATGTTCCTTCAAAATCAAATCCACCAGGTGTAGTTGAAGATACAGAAGTAGATTTGTAAGAAACATCTACCAATGAACCAGTATAAATACCAGCTGCAATTGGGTGTGAGTAACCAGCGTTACCATATGGTGCAGCCGTTACAGGTATTGCATCTATGTTACCCATTTCAATATAGATGTAACGAGATTTGTTAGAGTAATCACCATATTCGGTAATCTTTCCACTTGCATCAGTTGTTATATATCTATCACCAATTGCTCTTGCAATATAGTTAGGTGATGTTGGGTCTAAATTTAAGTTAGAATAAGTTTCTAATACATATTTTCTCTTATCAGTATCGTTGTACTTTCTAACTTGTAATGTAAATGTTGCGTAATCTGAACCAGCAACTGAACCAGCTGCTTTAACATCTGAAATTACAATTTTAAATCTTGTGTTTTCAGCGTTACCATCTGCAATAGTTTTAACTTTAAATAAATCGTAGTTAGTACCTGCAACTAATTGAGATTGAATGTATGGAGTTGAAGCTCCAACTGCACCCTCACTAAAGTTTTGTAATGGTAAAATTACTGCAGATGCACTATAATGCGTAGTTCCTAAAATATTTTCAAAATAAGTATATGCATATGCGTTTTTAGCTCCCAATGGAGATGTTCCAAAAGTTTTAGTAACTGCATATGGGTCAGCTGGTGAAATTGAAAATTGGTTAGAATCACCAAAAGTACCAATGTGAGTTCCATTTATGCTTAATAAATCAGCAAGTGGAGCAGGTGAAGTAGATGCGGTAATAGCTACATCACTAAATGATGCGGATGTATTTGCCGTTTCGGTATTGTTTAATGTATAAACTAATTTTTTAAATCCACTACCAGATGCTATAACACCGATTGGTCCTAATTCTTTATATCCACCTAATCCAGCAACTCTTACGATTGTTGCTACACCAGTTTCTCTTAAATAATTTTGTACTGCGTTTTCAGTATAGTAAGTGCTATCAACAACACCAAAAATATCTTCAAATTCAGATTGAGTATTTACAATTGTAGGTTTGAATGCTGGTCCCTGCTTTAAAGGTCCGATGAAAACTCCACCGATTGCACCAACACCCTGTGCTATAAAAGATAAATCATTCTCTCTAGTGAAAACACCAGGTGATACGATTTTTTCAGCCATTTTTAATTTCTCCTTTTAATAATAATTTTTTATCTTAATATAAATATATAAGATTGTGATGAAAAGATATATTTGTTTATTGTTTTGGTGTAAATTCCCCAGTATCAATATCTAAATTTCCTTCACCATATTCGGTTTGGATTTTAGATAATAATTCTTTCTCTTCTAAACCAAATTGTTGATATTGTTCTTGTAAGAATTTTTCATCTCTTTCAATTGTAGCTTTCTGAATTGCCAATTGACCTAATGAAATAACAATATCATTAAAACTATCACGTAATTCGATAATTTTATTCTTGTATTCTTCTTTAATTTGCATAACTTATATTGTTTATTTTATATATATAAATATATGGTTTTCTACTCAAACGTTAAAATTTAACCGATTTTTTCTTTAATTTCTTCGATTTGTTTTTGCTGTTCTTTGATTGCTTCGATTAAAAGAGCTATTATTTTTTCATATTGAACTGCAAGGTATCCACTATTTCTTTCTACTACTATTTCAGGTAAGATTTCTTGTATCTCTTGTGCTATTATACCAACATCTTTGCCTTTATGAGAATGTATTTCATCAAATCCTTCTTTCCAATCAAATGTATTTCCACTAATTTTGTTTATTTTAGATAATGCATTTACAATTGGTTCAATTTTTTCTTTTAATCTTCTATCTGATGTATCGTAAGCAGTAATATCACCAGTTGCAGTAATTGAACCTTGTACTGCTATACCACCTGTAAAAGTTCCACCACCAAATGGATTACCCGTCGGACCTGTTGGTCCTTGTGGACCTGTTGAGCCGTTAGAACCAGCAGTTCCTTGTACACCTTGTGGACCAGTTGAACCGTTAGAACCTGCTGCTCCTTGTGCTCCATTAGAACCCGCTGCTCCTTGTGGACCAGTTGGTCCCTGATTACCTTGTGGGCCGGTTGAACCATTGTTTCCGTTTGGTCCCTGATTTCCCTGTGGACCTGTTGAACCATCGTTTCCGTTTGGTCCTTGATTTCCTTGTGGTCCTTGTACTCCAGATGTACCAGAAGTAGCCGCAGTATATGATGTACCATTTATACTTAATGGTCCTAATAATGATAATGAACCAGTTAAACCAAATGAACCAGTCATAGTATGTGCATCATCTAACGAATTACCAAAGTTAAATGAACCTGATACGGATGATTGAGTAACATAATATACAGATGTTGATATGATATATTGTTCGGCAGTAATATTTCCTTTTACAGATAAACTACCTGTTACATTTAATGAGCCAGTAATCGAACTACTATGTATTTGCATTATTAACTATTTTTTAATTTTTGTATTTCGTTTCTTAATTCTACAATTTGAGATTGTTGTTCTTTAATTGCTTCTATAAGTACCGCAGTTAAACCTCTTTCTCTTACCGTTAAATATCCATTATCACCCATTCTTACTAATTGTGGGAATACCTTTTCTACTTCTTGTGCTATAACTCCTATATCTTTCGTAACACCCATAAAGGTTGCGTGGATTGCTTTACCATTCCATTCGTATTCGTATCCGTTTAATCCCATTACCTTATCTAATGCCCCAGCGATTGGAGTTAGATTATCTTTTAACTGAATATCAGATGGAGTACCAAATGATGCAACATCACCACTTGCTACTATTGAACCAGAAACTTGTAATCTATCAGTTGTATTATCAGATGCAACAGGTCCAATTAAAACATTAGTACCATTATCAGTAATTTGAGTTGCAGTTCCTAATGTAGATGAGGTTGCAAATTTAACTACTTTATTTGTAGTTCCACTTACACTCACCGTACCACCAGTTGCCGATGTACCCGATGTTCCACTTGCTCCAGTTGCTCCTTGATTTCCTTGTGGACCGGTTGGTCCAGTTGAGCCAGCTGCTCCTTGTGGTCCAGTTGCTCCTTGTGCTCCACTTACACCCGATGTACCAGTTGCTCCTTGATTTCCTTGTGCTCCGTTTATTCCACTTGTACCATTAACTCCACTTGTACCATTAACTCCACTTGTACCACTTACGCCAGATGTACCAGATGTTCCGTTTGCTCCCGATGTTCCGTTTTCTCCATTTGAGCCAGTATTTCCTTGTGGTCCTTCTGCACCTTGAGGTCCTAATAGACCAGTTGCACCCTGATTACCTTGTGGACCAGTTGGTCCTTGATTACCCTGTGCTCCACTTGTACCGTTTGTTCCAAAGAAAGTACCATTTACACCAGATGAACCAGATGAACCAGATACCCCCGTTCCTACACCAAATGTAAACATAGCATAACCAGCGAATGGAACACTAAATGTTATTGTTGTTTGGTTTATAGAATCGGATTTAATTGATTGTGGTATCATTACATACCCATTAACATCATATACGGTTACTGATGGGTATTCATTTCCTAAAGCATGGGTTATTACCCAATTTGTATCTTCTACTACTTGTGTATGTGTGTATGCCGAACCATTTGTTGTACCCGATGTTCCAGTTGTTCCCGATGTTCCACTTGCTCCTTGATTTCCTTGTGGTCCAATTGGTCCTAAATCGGAAATGTTAATCGTTCCTTGCATTGAAGAATGGAACTGACAAACATAGTATAATGTACTAGGAGCATTGTATGGTATTGCAAATGTAATAGTACCGCTTTGAGTTCCATTATTTGTTACACCACTATTATATACATTACCAGAACTATATGCTCCAGCAGTAGTTTGTATCCAAAACGGATGACCTGTTGCACTTACTGTAAATGTATATGTAAATCCACGTATTAAATTTAAAGTTGGATTAGATGCACCATCTATTGTATATGCAGATGCTCCACTATTAACAACGCTAAAGTTTCTTGCTCCACTTATTCCAGATGTACCAATTGTACCTTGCGGTCCTTGTGCTCCATTTACTCCACTTGTTCCATTTGCTCCGTTTACTCCGGATGTACCATTTGTACCATTTGCTCCAGATGTTCCACTTACACCCGATGTTCCATTTGTACCATCTAAACCAGAAGAACCCGATGTTCCGTTGTTTCCACTACTTCCCGATGAGCCACTTAATCCACTAGTACCATTTTCACCCGAAGTTCCCGATGAGCCACTTAAACCATGTGTTCCACTACTTCCAGATGTTCCGTTTACACCACTTGTACCATTTGCTCCAGTTTCTCCTTGAACTCCTTGTGGGCCAGTTTCTCCTTGGTATCCTTGTGGACCAATTGGTCCTTGTCTACCTTGAGAACCAATATCACCTTGTGGTCCGTTTGGCCCTTGATTACCTTGTGTACCATTTGGTCCTTGATTACCTTGCGGTCCGATATTTCCTTGTACTCCGGTTTCTCCTTGTGTTCCCTGCGTCCCTTCAATTCCTTGATTACCTTGAGGTCCAGTATTTCCTTGATTTCCCTGCGGACCAGTTGGTCCTTGATTACCTTGCGTTCCATCAATACCTTGATTTCCTTGTGGGCCGATTGTACCTTGATTACCTTGTGTTCCTTGTACTCCCTGCGTTCCTTGTGTACCAGTTGGTCCTTGATTTCCCTGCGTTCCATCAATTCCTTGATTTCCTTGCGGACCAGTTGTTCCTTGATTACCTTGAGGTCCAGTTATACCCTGATTTCCTTGTGGACCAGTTGGTCCCTGATTTCCTTGCGTACCTTGTGTACCTTCAACTCCTTGAGTTCCTTGTACTCCCTGCGTTCCTTGTGTTCCTTGAACACCATCTATACCTTGTACCCCTTGTGGTCCTTGTGTACCTTGTGTTCCATTTACACCCTGCGTTCCTTGTGTTCCTTGAACACCTTGATTTCCTTGTGCTCCAGTTGGTCCTTGATTACCCTGTGTTCCATCAATTCCTTGATTACCTTGTGGACCAGTTGGTCCTTGTGCTCCTTGCGAACCATTTATACCAGATGTACCATTTATACCCGATGTACCATCTACACCAGTTGTTCCCGATGTACCATTTGCTCCAGATGTACCTGATGTAGAACCAAATACTCTATCAACTTGCTTTGCACTTACCAAAATAGATGGTGCAAATGGTCTATTAGGTGAAACTTGAGCTGCTGTGGATATTAATTTAATTGTGTTATCAGCTGATGAAAAACAAATCTCAATAAAATCATTAGCATTTGCTTGTATTAAAAATACATTAGTAATTGCTCCTATTGAATTTGCATCACGTATCGTTCTTTCTAAATTTGAACCAGAAATGTTTGTTCCATTTAATTTTGCCCAAATATCAACTATATCAGAACCAGGTGTAGTTTTTGATACATTTGCAGTATATGCAACCTCATATGTACCACTATATTGGAATTGAATATGTGTAGCGTTTTGTCTTATTATACCTTGATTTTCATTTGTGGTATCAAATGATGCAGTTGTTGCTATATTTGCTGCAGTTACGGTTTGGGAACCTGATGATAAGAACTCACCATAATAGTTTGCAACCACTGGTGCGTTTACACCAGATGTACCACCCGTTCCATCCGTACCCGATGAACCATTTGCTCCTTGATTACCTTGCGGTCCTTGTGAACCTTGTGCTCCCGATGTACCATTAGTACCATTTGTACCATTTGTACCACTCGTTCCACTTGTACCAGTAGTTCCTGATGTACCATCGTTTCCACTTGTACCGCTTGCTCCTTGATTACCCTGTGCTCCTTCAATTCCCTGCGTTCCTTGCGTTCCTTGTGTTCCTTGATTACCTTGTGTACCCTGCGTTCCTTGCGGTCCTTCAATTCCTTGATTACCTTGCGTTCCTTGTGTACCTTGCGTTCCTTGCGGTCCTACATTTCCTTGATTACCTTGCGGTCCTTCAATTCCTTGTACACCTTGATTACCTTGCGTTCCTTGCGGACCTGTGTTACCCTGATTTCCTTGTGGCCCTTCAATTCCTTGATTACCTTGTGGTCCTTCGATTCCTTGATTACCCTGTGGTCCTACATTTCCTTGATTACCCTGTGCTCCTTGCTGACCTGTTTCTCCTTGAGTTCCTTGTGTACCTTGCGTTCCTTGCGGACCAGTTATACCTTGATTACCTTGTACTCCTTGCTGACCTGTTTCTCCTTGATTACCTTGTGTACCTTGAGTTCCTTGTGGTCCTACATTTCCTTGATTTCCTTGCGGTCCTACATTTCCTTGATTACCTTGATTACCTTGCGTTCCTTGTGGTCCTTCAATTCCTTGTACACCCTGTGCTCCGATTTCTCCTTGATTTCCTTGTGGACCTGTTGCTCCTTGATTTCCTTGTGCTCCTTGAACACCAGTTGGTCCTTGTCTACCTTGTGCTCCATCCGTACCAGATGTACCATCTAATCCACTTGTACCTTCATCCCCACTTGTACCACTTAAACCACTTGTTCCACTTAAACCCGATGTACCAGGTAAACCTGATGTACCAGATGAACCATTTGTTCCACTAACTCCAGATGAACCCGCATTACCGGTTGCTCCTTGAGCACCTTGTGGACCAGTTCCACCCATTGTAACCGTCTTATATCCAACACGATTTTCCGATGATGCATCTATAACTAAAAAAGTATCAGATGTTACTGCTGATAAATCTTTTAAATACAAATAGTTATTTAGCCAAGCAGAACCAGTAAATTCATGCTTATCATCCGATGTATTACCAAATCTAGTTGAACCTGATGTTTGTAAAACTGAAGATGATATAGTTGTTACATAGTATTCGTTTGCAGTTAATCTACCACCAATAGTAACATTGTTTGAAAATGATGCATTTGATGCCGTTACGTTTCCAGTAAGAGTTAAAGAACCTGTGTTAGTACCCAATACAACAAATACCGCTTCACCACCAGCACCATCTGTACCGATTTCTAATGTATTTTTTGTAGTATTTAAGTAAGGTTCACCTTGTGCTAAATAGCCAGGTGATGTATTTGTTTTATCACTTTGACTACCGCGTCTTATCTGAAAAGTTGTAATTGCCATTATATCTGTATTTCTTTCTTATATAAATATCTATACATCCTATAAATATACCATTTATAGATTTTTAATTCTTATCACCGATGTATAATTTCCCCAAACATCTGCCGTAAATTCGTAATTTGATTTAGTTGGTAAACGGAAAGTAAACGTATCCTTTGTGTATCCATTATTAAATCCGTTAAATATCAATACTAATGCTTCAGTACCATCCGTTGATAATTTGTATCTACATATTGGTCTAGCGTTATTGTAAAGTGATACTGGGTAGTTTTGTGTACCGCTAGTCCAAGAACCACCACCAATAGATAAATCAGGAACTAACCATTCAGTATTTGCAGATATAATATCTTCATTTTGTTTAGCGTGTAAGTATCCCACATATGCCCAATCCAAAGAACTCTTACCCAACCAAGTGGTATCACCCCACTTTGCATCAAACGTATCATCACTTAATGATGAGTTTTCTCTATCCAAACGAGCAGTACCAATTTCTTCACCAACAACGGATTGATACCACATAAATAAACCATCCGCATAACACATAGACCATACTCCCATAGCATACATTAATGATGGGCAAGCTTCTAATCGGTTACGGTCTGTAAATCGTAGTGATTTATTTATATTTACTTCTTTTCTTGCCATTCCAAAATCAGAACCTTCTATTGGTTCTTGCTTATACCAAAAATAAGAAACTGCTAATCTATCATGACTAGGTCCCAATATTTCATCTAACATTTTTTTAGTAATATCGGTATTATGTACGATTGAATACACGTGAAATGCAGATTCCATTCTGAATTGGTAATTAGTAACATAGTGATACTTATAATTTTCCAATGCACCCTTAAACCAAGGATAGTATAAACCCGTTTGGGAATATGTAATTGTATCATTTATATAATAGTCGTGATAATCCGAATATAATCTAGTAGATGTAATAGAATTACCTGGTTCCATTGATTCCCAACCAAAACCAGCAGCACCTGTGTAACGTGATTGATAAATACCATTTCCATAATTTGAAAATTGAGGAGTTACCCAATCAATATATAAAGGTGTATTATCATTTTTTAAAGCTTGAGCCTTTGCTAAAGCATTATTAAAACATTCATTCCAAACAGCCCCCGCCTCTTCGATAAATAATGCGGGTGATAGGTGTTCAAAATCGTACTCAAAATGTATAGCGTTAAATGGAACACTTTCCACAAAATATCCTAACATTCTACCCGTCAAACCTTCACCCTCTGTTCCACTCCCCCATGCAGTTGTCCATTGATATGGGTTTGCTTGTGCGTATGTATAAGTAAAACCTCCACCATTATAGGTCCAACTACTACGACTTGCCTCCGATACACCATGTGCCAATAATAGTGCAGTTGTTCTGTGTTGCCACATTTCACTTAAATCCACAGTAGCAAAGTCAACACCCCAAGCGTATGCTACTGCACCTCTAAAGATTAAATCACCATCAAAATGTAATCTTTTATCTTTGGGAATTTGTTGATTATATCCCCATTGCGTATTTATATCTGTTGATTCAGATATACCTTTATTTAATCGTGTGGATGTTCTTACCGCGTGGGAACCTGTATATAATATATCCATCAAAGGTACGGCCATATCTACCCATTTTTTATCTGCTCCCTTTTCATTTTGTATAGGAGTAATATCCGGCATTCTTCTAAAATAAGACGGTTCATTATGTGTTATGTTGGGTATCCAATAATCTGGTCTAAAAAAATAAGTTTTATTTCCAACTATATCTTGTCTATCTACATCTGGTGCCAAATGTATAATTGCAGTTGTAGTATTTATACCATCATCTCCCCCAACAAATGCATTGTTAGCATACTGACCAGTAACTAAACGTAAATCATAACCTTTCATTGCGGATAAGTCAATATTTGTAATAGATGATGAATAAATTGTACCAACATCTATAATCCACGCTTTGGGATTGTTGTATTGTCTTGATTCCCAAACTGCATCTGTTAGTAATGAGCCACTTAAAGATAAAGATGTTCCACCTACACTTGAAGTATTTGCTATTAAATTATCACCATCTTTTAATCTATCCTCTACCCAACTTGCATCTGTACCCTGCATTAGTTCTTGTGGTTCACCTGTCATTTTACCATCATTTCCGATTGTAATATAATAACTTAAATAGTTGGTAGGTATCACATAGTTACCGGCGGGGGCTAGTGTAGTTTTTGCTTCGTTTGTATAGAATATTGTATTTAAATCCAAAGATGTATTACTTGCATATAATTTAATAGATGCGTTTTCTGCTCTTGGATTTATTAGTTTTGCTCTTGCGTCACTTAATGATGAGTATGCCATAATTTTATTTTAATTATTATCCAATTAGTGTATAATAAACTCCCGAACCATATATACCCGTTGTGCAATTAACATAACTACCACTTGCATTCAACTGAATCGTAACGTATATGTTTGTATTATCACTTATAGATTGTGTATATGGACTACATCCAAATGAACCAGTATTAGTTTCACCATATCTTGCTGATAAATTACTACCCGTTACATCGGTAGGATAATATGAAATAGTTGAGCCCGATGTTATTTTCATTGAACCCATATTTACATAAGTTGAGCTAGATACAGATGAACCGGTCATATAACTTGATGTTATATCTGCGTAAATATCATTTGAGCTCCAATATATTTTAGAATTATTATATTCCGGAGATACACTACCACTAACTCTTGCAAAGAATGTTAAAGTTCGTTGGTTTGGAGCTGATATATTTCTAATTCGTATTACCGATGTATAATTACCCCAAGTATCTACTAAATATTCTTTATTATCCTCTGTTGGTAATCTTACTCTATGTGTTTCTTTTGTATATCCATTATTATACGGACTTATAACTAACATCAATGCTTCCGAACCATCATCTGATAATTTATATTTAACTATTGGTGCTCTTAAATAATATAAAAATACAGGATAATTCTTTTCACCAGTCAACCACTCACTATTCCAATAAGTTTCGGCTTTTTCCCAAACCGTACTTGCCGCTATTATATCTTTATGTTGTAATACTTGCCAATATCCAATATAGTACCAATCCCAACTCCCATTACTACGAGAACGAGTTTCACCATATGCACCAATTGTTTTGTAAAATACTTGATTTTCAGTACCATCGTATCCAAAATAGTTTTGCCAATAATTTATAGATTCAGGTTCTTCTCCTTGTGTATATGATTCCCAACACCAACTTCCATCTGCGTACGCCATAGACCATACCGCTTGCGATTGTATAGTAGATGGTGCAGGTTGAGGACGATACCAACCATTATTAGCGCCAGTCCAATCGGTATAAATTCTTTCAAAATAAAAATCGGAAGCATCTATCGGTTCTTGAAATTGCCAAAAATAACCCATAGCTCTAGCATTACCAGCAACGGTTGGACCAAATAACTCTAATAACAGTTTTTTAGTAACATCGTAACTATGTACCAATCCGTATGCTCTCCAAGCTTCTTTTCCTAAATTTTGATAATTAGTTACATAATGTCTATTTATAGCATCTCCGGCGCCAGCATAAAATGCAGTTACCCTTGCTCCCAACGCAGTATAATCTACACTTTGACTTGTATAGTAATTATTATAATCATAATATAGAGTATTATTTCTTAATTGAGTAAGAGATTGGTTGTTACTAGCGTTATTTGCATCATCCCAACCACCGTACCAACCGGGTGCATATATGCCACCGGCATAATTACTTAATTTAGGAATAAAACCATTTGGGTCTGAATATGCAAAGTAATTGTTAGCTTGGGCGTAAACTTTACAAGCATCTATACATTTTTTAAAGGCCAATCCACAATTATAACTATCTGCACCAGCTCCTGAAAAATATTCAAAATCAAATTCGCGTATATAACTATTACCATTTTGGTTAAACAATCCCAATAAATTATTAGCGGGAGAATGGTTTCCTCCGTTTGTACCTGAATTAATTTCCCAAGTCCATTGATATGGGTTTATAGTAGAATATTTAATACCGTGAGGACTATAACCATCTTGCCAAGTAGCATTATCAACTACCAAAGATTCCATCATTGCAGCACATCTCCAAGTATCTTCCTCTCGTAAATCAATTGCTCTTCCTATGATAAATCCTACGGAATCTCTAATAAAAAAATCATTATCAAATACTAATCTATTGGCTGGGTTTGTAAAAGTTTCTTCATACTCCGTTCCATATGGGTATTGTGCAAATCCAGCTTGAACTAGCGTTGTCACACATTTCTTTCTTCTAGTCGATATACGTCTAACTCTGTTTTGAGAACCCAAACCAGGACTTTTATATATTAAATCTCCCAAAGGAGTACCCATATCAATAAATTCTTTTACTGAACCTGAATTATCTATTATTGGTAATGTATCTGGTAATCTTCTAAAAAATGAACTATACTCATAATTGTAAGATGGTATAAAATAATCTGGTCTAAATGTATAAGTTATACTACCAGTTGTTACTACACGATTTGGGTCAGCAGCTAAATGAACAATTGCACTTGTTTGTGTACGGTCTTTAAAACCAGGACCTGATGGTTGTCCTCTCCAAGTTCTACCACTAGTTACCCAATTACCACAAGTTATCTTTACTTCGTATCCTTTCATATCCGAAAGGTTTATATTTTCTAACGAAGAAGACCTGTAAATACCCATATCAACTTGCCATACTTTATATGAACCATCTTCTGGTTGTTGGGTATGCCATATAGTATCGGTAAGTAATAAACTAGAGGTATTTAAAACCATTGCAGTACCACCACCATTTATATAACTCCAAGGGTAATTTGCTATCTTTACACCACCACTATTTATAGTATCATCTACCCAACTTGTATCCATACTACCGGTCATTACTTCCAATGGTTGAGTTACCATTCTACCATCTGAACCTAATGTTACATAATATGATTTGTAATGAGTTGGAATTACATAATTCCCAGCTGGTGCTAAAACCGATTTGGATGCATTTGTATAAAAGATAGTTCCCACCGTAAAGAAATTATCACTACCATATAATATGGATGAACTATGTTCTTGCGTTGGGTCTATCAATCTTGCTCTAGCTTCTGTTATATTTGCGAATGCCATTTTATAAATCTTTAATTCTTATTACCGAAGTATAATTACCCCAAGTACTTACTAATATTTCTTTGTTTGCTTTAGTTGGTAATCTTAAACTAAAATCAGTTTTAGTGTATCCAATATTACAAGCGTTTTGAGTTATAAGAAGAGCTTCCGTTCCATCTGCGGATAATTTATATGCGGATATTGGAGCATCTCTATTATATAGATATACTGGATTATTATACTTTCCGGTTTTCCATTCACCATTCCAATAAACTTCTGGTTTTACCCAAGGCGTATTTGCTTCTATAATATCTTTATGTTGTAATACTTGGAAATAACCAATGTATAACCAATCCATAGGACTATTAGCATGGTCACCAGTATCCCCGTACATAGCGTTGATATTACCAGTTACACTACTATCTTCCAATCCATTCCAACCATAATAATTTGCCCAATATTTAAATGCATCTTTATCTTCATCTTGTCCTATTGAACCACCATCCCACATAAATAAACCATCTGCATAAGCCATACACCAGACTGCGTATGATTGAAAAACGGATGGAGCTATATATGCCCTAGAACCCGCATTCCCACCAGTACCAGGTAAATATCCCCCATAATTTGTACCATTCCTTACATATGTTAAATCGGCGCCAGCTACCGGTTCATGTCTTCTCCATAAATATCCAGCACATTGCATGGTTGAGGCCGTTGCCTCATTATAGGTTGTATCTATTACTTTCCTTGCTACATCATAATTGTAAACTAAAGAATATGTAAACCATTGTGGAGCCGCATCGTTAAAGTAATTTGTTACAAAGCAATATTTAACATATTCACCAAAACCTTGCCATAACCCATAATCCCCAACTGCTTGGTCTATTGTCCAAGTCCCATTTGTAACAAATTTATCATAGCGTTCAAATAATTTATAATTTTCATTTACATTTGAACCAGTAGAAAAATAAAACCAACCATCACCTACGGCTCCGTATTTGCCTCTATTATCTATTCCACCACCATAATAAGACCATTTTGGGAAACGTTCTTTATTTGGTATTTGACCAGTTGCAATTCCATATGCAACTACACTATCATAACATCTCTTTAATGCATACCCAACATAATAATCGTTAGTTCCATTATATACCTCAAAATCTTCTTGTATGTGGTCTGCTAAATATAAATTTGCAGATGTTGCATCGTAACCACCAGGTTTTCCCAAATAAGTACATAGTTGATTTGCAGGTCCTTCGCTTTGATAAGCAGTTCCAGAGTTTATTTCAGTAGTCCAATGGTATGGATTTACATAATTATATCTAAATCCTGAATAACTACCGTTTTCCCAAGTAAAATTATCTACAAATAATGAAATCATCATAGCCGGTATTTCCATACCATTTGGCCAAGATGGAATACCAGGAACTGCTCTTTGCATTGCGTTTCTAATTGGAAAATCTCCACCAAAAACCATTTTTCCAACACCACTACTAGCTTCATCAAAATCAGGTTCGGTGTACCAATTGAGTTCCAAATCCATAATCTTTTTTGTTGAAACTCTTTGCTTTTCAGTTATTCCTTGATTTTTCCAAGTCTGTATTCTCCAATCTACATTTTTTGAATATGGGGGTGTTCCATTACTTAATGGTGTTATATCGGCAAGAGGTAGTGACATATCACTAAATAATTTTTGCTTTCCAAACTTATCTTTTATATGATTTACTTTTGGCATTCTTCTTATAATGGTTGATGCCTCATAGTTTTCATTTGCATACCAGTAATCTGGTTTAAATGTATAAGTTAAACTCCCAGTTGTTACTACTCTATATGGGTCATCTGCTAAATGAATTACACCTTGAACTATACTATTTAATGTATATCCGGGTGATGTATCTGGAGTACCACTTAAATTTTCGTTTCTATTACTACCAGTATGGTATTCACCATTTATTACACGAAGGTCATATCCCTTCATATCTGTAATATCTATGGATTTTAATGAACGAGATACAAATGCATTATTACCAGAACCACCTGCTGAATGTAATTTTCCATTTTCTATTACAAATGATTTAAATGCACCATTTGCATCCGGTCTTACATATGTTGTATCCCAATAATCATCCGTTACATAAATTCTACCTTGTGCGGATTGTGATAATGATAATTTCATCCCACACCATTGAAAATAACCACCATTACCATCGGAACGAGAACAAGTTAAATCCATTTTAGCTGAACCACTATATCCCGTACAATCTGTCCAGTTTGTATCAAAACTACCCGTCATTAACTCTAATGGTTGTGTTGTAAATCTCCCATTAGAACCCAACGTTGCGTAGTATGTTTTAAAGTGTGTGGGGATTACATAATTACCAGCAGGTGCTAACACAGATTTAGATGCATCTGTATAAAATGTTGTACCCAATGTAAAAAAATTATCACTAGCATAAAGTATAGAGCCACTATTATCTAATCTAGGATTAGTAATCCTGTCTTTTGCTTGAATGTACGATGAATACCCCATAATATTAAACTCCTGTTAATGTATAGTATATACCAGGCCCAAATACTTCGGTGCAAGAAACATAAGCACCACTACTATCTATTGGGATTGTTACATGTACATCTATATTAGAACCAACAATTGAATTAGCTGCGCCACATATAAATGAACCCGTACAATTTTGCGTATAACACGCTGATATGTTAGTACCAGCATTATTTGTTGCAAAGTATGATATGGTTGAACCAGTTGTTAAAGTTACAACTCCCATATTTACATAAGTAGATGAAGATACAGCCGAACCAGATAAATATCCAGATGTAGTAGTTGCAAATATATCATTATTCGTATTCCAAAATATTTTAGGATTTGTATTAGTAGGTGATACACTACCACTAACTCTTGCGTAAAATGTAACGGTTTGTTGTGCGGATTGTACAGGAGAACTCAATGTAAATCCAAAGTTTGTATTACCCAATGGTGATTCAACAATTACTATTGAACCAGTTACCGTTGATAATTTATTAAAACTTGCACTTCCAGCTGCCGAACCTGATATTCCATTTATTTTACCACGTCTTTTTAGAGCTCTGTTATGAATAGTACTACCTCTAAATCCAGTATCAATTACATTAGAACCAGAGTATTGAACTATAAATCTATCAGGTAATTCACCCGAATCATAAGTAAGTGTAACTGCACCAAATGTTGTTCCTAAATCTACTGAATATGAATACGAACCAGTTACCCCACCTAAATATTTAACCTCCGCAACATCTGCTGCCAATGTAGTTAGAGAACCAGTTGCTGGTAAATTATATTGAGATGTATATGTATAAAAATCGTTTGGAGCATCTTCGTGATAATAATATGCTTCAGGTATTGGAAATGTTGTTCTATCAGGACCAGCCAATCCACCATACGCAGATGAAACAAATGCAAAACAAGAACACAATTCACCATAAGATGCACTATATAATACTAAATTTCCATTTATTATCATTTCAGCACCACGTGGTAAGAATGCATCTACACTTGATGAGTAAGCAGCTGCTACGGATGCATATCCAACACCCTGTTGTTGTTGGACCATCCACCATTTTTCGTGAAATCTTCTTGCTTTGAATGGTACATTTGGTCCTAATACAGACCAATAACCCAACACTAACCCATCATATAATCTACCACAATTTGCAGATGCGGATGTATCATTGTATCCACCAAACTCACCAATAGTTACTGGATATGTATCGTTTATATCCGGTGCTCCGGTTAGATTGACATTCTTATATACATCATTTTGAGCTGCAGTTAATGAAAACGAACTAGCTGTCAATGACATTTCTGTCCGTATGTCCCCTAATGATATTTTTGAACCTGATGATGGTAAAGGCATATATAAAAGTATTATTCAACTAATATAAATATCAGTCTAATACCTTTTTCAACATTTTAATTACCTCTGTGTATTCTATTGATTTAGAACATTCAAATTGTCTTTCAGTACCTTTGTGGTCTGGACACCAATTCCAATCCCCAGCGTCCAAACGATAGCGGTTAAAACAACCACTACATTTAGTTTGTGGTGCAGTTATTCTATATGTATCTAATCCAGTTTCTGCAAATCCTTCGGAGAATCCTGATATTAGTATGGTTGGTGTTTTGGTAGCCCAACTTACCCAACTCAATCCACTACCAATTCCTATGAATGCCTCACTCTTTTGTAGTTCTTCTATTACATTATCTATCGGTCCGTTTGGTAGTTGAGTAATTCCAGTTGGATGATTATTTCCCATATACCCATCACCCTCTCTACTTAAAAGAACAACTTTATATCCTTTATTATTTAACCAATCTACTACCTTTTGCCACCCACCATCGTTGTTCCAATACTTTGATTGAGCAGTTCCGTGTATTGCAATTGCTATTTGCTTTTCACGTTTGATTTCTGTGTTTAGTTTTAGTAAAGGTCTTACCTCTTTGTATTCTAATCCCAATATATCGGTTGCCGTTTTTTGTAAAGGATGTTGTTTGAAATCGGTTGGAACTTTTGCATTATCATATTCTGCGGATGTATCATCTTTATAGAACCAACCTATACGATACATAGCATATAAATTAGGTGCAGTTTCACCTGGCTCTATAAATTGTAATTGCGGGTATTGTTCTTTAAAAAACTGATTACTAAATGTAGATACAACTACATCACAATTCCATTTCTTACGGAACTCTTCTGCTATTGGAAACCAAGCTAATGTATCACCCAATGATTTAGACTCTAATGCAATATAAACTCGCTTACCAGTTGCATCATAATCGTGCTCATAAACTAATATATTATCCTTATATACTTCAATTTTCCAATTTACAAAATACTTTTTACCAGCTTTTGCCCAATGGCCATCTTTTAATTTAGTAGTAAATTCTAAACCATTTGTATCTTTGTTTATAAATTTAACTTCATATTCATCGGTTGTTGGTGATTTTACATCTAAATAAGGACCATCTACAAAATTTACCTCAAATGTAGGTTTTAATAAATTTGGTCTTTTAATTAAATTATTGTAAATCACTTTTTCTGGTTTTAATTCTTTTACTATATTTTGTAAATTTACTTTTTGATTATCACTTATATATGTTGCTATACTATCGTAGTAATTTTCGTAAGTGTGTAGTTTTTTAAGAAAAAGGGGTAATCTATATGATAATGCTTCTTTAACTGCTAATGGGTTTAGTTCCCACTTTGATGGAAAATAAAATAAATCAGCCCCTTTGTAGAACTTTTCAGTATCACTTTGCTCTCCCCATATTATACAATTATCAGGTTTGTTTTCCATCAACGGTCCCCAATAGAATTGGAAGTTACCAGCTTGATTTCCTACAAAATGAAACTTTACTTTATAGTTTTCTTCTTCACATAAC